ATGAGCATGAGTGATGAAACCGGGTGATTTAGTCGTAATACCAGGAAGATGTATAGTTATAAACTATAACATAATCCCATTATCGGAATCTGACCCACCCTATAAGGGTGCGTACATAATTATGCCAACTACACTCATGATTGTTTTATCACATGATAAGCATATATACAAAATTTATCATGATGGTAATATTCTATCATTTAGAACAGAAAGGATGCCACCCAAGAAGGTAGCCTCTGTAGGGATATAGTTCAGTGGCAGAATGTCACACTCTGACTGTGAAGACTGGGGTTCGAACCCCCATATCCCCATACACCAGCGAAGCATAAATAGCATATGCATCGGTCTCATAAGCCGAAGATAAAGGGTGCAAGTCCCTTGGCTGGTATTTGCCACTCTAGTACAAAGGAAGTATACTTGTTTCGTAATCAAGTGATGGGAATTCGATTTTCCCGAGTGGCTTATTTCGTGTAAATAGAAAATAATATGAATTAAAATAAATTATGAAACTTACAGAGGAAGTTGTATCCACAAAAATTGTACTTAAAGATGTCATTTGTAATCAATGTGGTGAATCTTTAAAAAACAACTCTGATCTCTCCTATGAAGGTATAATAGAAGTTGGTAGCTATGGGGGTTATAACTCAATTATTGGTGATGGGTGTTTTTACGAATTTTCGCTATGTGAAACTTGTTTAAAGCGGATGTTTAATACATTTAAGCATAGCCCATTCCAAGACCAGACAGAAGCGGACGAATAATTATGACAGAACAAAAAATATGGTTTACATCAGATTTACATTTTGGACACAAGAACATTCTAAAATATTGCCCCACGAGGAAATTCTCTTCCGTTGAAGAGATGGACGCGGGGATAGTTAAAAATTGGAATGAAGTTGTTGGAAAGAATGACAAAACATATCTGTTAGGTGATGTGTCCTTTTACCATAAAGACAACAAAGGGCTTAATTTACTCAATCAACTGAATGGTGAAATATTTCTGGTGCGTGGAAACCATGATTACACAAAGAGTATCGAAGAATATGGTAGTCGATTTACGTGGATTAAAGACTATTATGAACTTACAGTAATGGACGAAAGCCTTAAGTATAGGACGGAAAGCGGTAAACTTCGTGGCGGTAAGCAGAAGATTATTTTATCACACTTCCCATTCTTAGTGTGGAATCACGGACATAATGGCGCTTGGAATCTCCATGGACATTCACATGGCTCGTTGCCTGATGATCCGAATGCATTGAGAATTGACGTTGGCGTTGATTGTCATGATTGCTATCCAGTTTCATATGAAGCTGTGAAAAAGTTAATGTCTGTCAAAACGTGGAAGCCCGTCGATCATCATGGAAATTTATAATTTTGTGTATTTTTTAATATCTATGCTGTATTATTAATACATGGTAAACTTAATAGGTGATGCATCAGACTTTGCTGTAAAACGCCATGGCGAACAAAAATATGGGCGAAAACCCTATCATGTACATTTATTAGATGTCGTTAATGTGCAAAAGAGGTTCCACGATTGGTCAGAACTAACTCAAGAGTTGATTGACGCATCATGGTTGCATGATACAATTGAAGATACTGATGTTACATATGGTGACATTTTGTTCTCCTTTAACCGAAAGACGGCCGATCTTGTTTTTGCTGTTTCAAATGAAGAGGGCAAAACAAGAAAAGAAAGACACATTCGTGTTTATTCAAAAATTAGAGGTACAGAACAAGCAATAATTTTAAAGCTTGCAGACCGTATTGCGAATATAGAACAATCTATAAGTTACGGCCGGATCGGCAGGAAGCCGCATAAATTGTTTTCAATGTATCTTAAAGAGTGGGAAGGCTTTCAAAAAGCTCTTCGTGGTCGTTGTGCAGGAGAATCGTATATTGCTAGAGCAATGTGGGAACATCTAGACGAACTCTTCATTATTGGTAAAGAAAACTTGGTCAGTGAATGAAAAGATATCCTACTATACCCAAAGATATAAACAGAAGCATTGATGTTTATGCATTTGATAAGCTGGATGGCTCAAATATAAGGGCGGAATGGACTAGGAAAGCAAAAGTTTTTTCAAAATTTGGAACTAGAAAAAGGCTTCTTGATAAAAATGAAAAGCCTTTGGGCGAAGCTTGCAACTTGATTATTGAAAAATATCAAGCTGACTTAACAAAAATCTTCGTAAAAGAACGTTGGGAAAAGGTTATTTGTTTTTTTGAATTTTTTGGTGAGAATTCGTTTGCAGGAAACCACGAAGATGAACCTCATAATGTAATTTTATTTGATGTTAACCCTCATAAAAAAGGGATTTTGCGACCAAAAGAGTTTTTATCAAAATTTGCACATTTAGACATACCAGAGCTTCTCTACCACGGGAAAGCAAATAGGGAGTTTCAAGAGCAAGTAACATCAGCCACCCTACCAGGAATGACGTTTGAGGGTGTTGTATGTAAATCAAACATAAAGCATAACCCAATAACTTTTAAAATAAAAAATGCACGCTGGATTAAGAAGCTTAAAGAAATGTATAAAGGTAATGATGCTTTAATAGAAGAATTGCTATAATGAAAAAGAATAAGCTTAAAAAATTACGCACCAAATTTCGGAATGACGTTTTTCAAAGAGATAAAAATTTATGTGTCATTTGTCAAGCAGCCGCTGTAGATGCTCATCATATAACTGACAGGCATGAAATGCCCAACGGAGGCTACGTCAAAGAGAATGGTATCTCGCTGTGTGCTTTAGATCATACAAGAGCAGAGATGTTTCATAGAAGTGAAAAAGAAACATGGTTTCAAGATGCCCATCCAGACGATCTTTATAGGTTAATTGGTTCATCTCACGATTTAGCATTAAAAAAATCTGAAGCGTTATCCGAGGGAGTTTAGCTATGGTCGGAACAGACAATAAAACTATCGAAGAAACTAACACGAAAGACGAAGAAAAATTTGAAGAGCCAAAGATGTACAAAGTCGTTCTACATAACGATGATTATACGCCTATGGATTTTGTTTCAAAGATACTTTGCCAAGTATTTCATATGCAAGAAGCTGCAGCCGATAGTGTAACACTAGCAGTCCATGAGAAAGGTAAGGGTATCGCGGGTGTCTTTACAAAAGAGATAGCAGAAATGAAGGTAGCGACTACCAAGTTTTTATCAAAAAAATTTGAGCATCCTCTGGAAACAACAATGGAACAAGAATAGTTATAAGAGCAATTAATGCACACTAGTTATTGTAAACAACACTTTACGCAATGCGATATGGGGACAATCAAGTATGAAAAAAATTAATGCCGCAGGCATTTTATTGGGGTTGGGTATTGCTGCCACAGCAGGCTTTATTACAACCTCAGGTGACATCTCAGCAGGTCGGCTAACAGCGGACGGAACAATCAAGATCGGTAACTCAGACCCTATTCCATTAGAGCTTGATTTAGCAATTAATTTCACCCCTGTGGACAGTGGCATCCATCAGGATGCTTCAATTCCAGACAGTGGCGTTTGGCCAGATGCTGCAGTGGCAGACAGTGGCGTTTGGCCAGATGCTGCAGTGGCAGACAGTGGAACATTACCCACTGCCTCATGTGTGTACCCTGGGTCGACTACTAAGATTGTACATTACTGCCCAAACGGAAATGACAATAATGACGGCTCAATTTCTTCACCCAAGGCTACGATGCAAGCACTCGGCAATGATATTCGAGCCATGAAGGTGTCGACGCAATTTCTTTTATGTAGAGGCGGAAGTTGGCCGGCGGGTTACAGGTTAAGACCATTGGCACAAAATGACGCTAATGGTAACATTATTCATGCAACAGTTGGTGCGTATGGGCCAGTAAGCAGCCCCAATCCTGTCGTGAATGGTGCGATCAAAGTGATGGCTGGAGATCCAACTACGATGTATGGTAACATATCATTTTTTGATCTTACGCTACGCGGAACTGGTGATGCAGACGGCAATGCTGGCTTTTTCTACTATAATAGTGTAACTAACGTTGACATGTGCAATGTCGATGTTAGGGACTTTAACATTGGAGTTCAATTTGCTATGTGGGGAGGTAAAAACTTTATTTTACGAGAAAGCTATATTGCTGACAATCACGGCCAGGGAGTTCTTGGAGCAGGAATTGATACTTACGTTTTGGGTAACATCTTTAAGAATAATGGCTATGCCACCGGAACAGGTAAGCAGGGTCACAACATGTACATTTCAGGCGGCTCAAACATCTTAGTTCAAGGTAATACCAGCCTTGATAATGGTCACGGACAGCCTGGTAAATGTACGCAGGTTGTGATTGCTGTTCATGGCGGAACTCAAAACAGAGTGCGTATCATTAATAATACTATCAAAGAGGTGCAAGGCACGGCTCAGCAGGGATGTTGGGGTATCGCTATTGATGCCGCTTCGGCGGGTTCTAACGGCTGTATCGATTGTGAAATATCAAATAACCATATTGAAAACGTGGGTAATGTGGCAATTGCATTGCAGAATGCAAGTGGGTATAAAATTACGGGTAATACAATTATACACAAGGGTGCAGCTTTTGGTACAAAGGGCATCGCAGCTCCGTCAAGGCCGCCTGAAGATGGTGCGAGTGTCATCCTCTCTGCGGGCGCGGTATCAGGTAATACGTTGGATCTTGAAAGCGGATCATTATGTTTTCTTTATGGGCCTGCTGTGCTAAAATCATCAGATAATAACACATGTGCAGCCGCATTTTTTGCAAATGATATGAATCTTACTGATTGGCAAGCGACAGGGTTTGATGCGAATTCAACATTTACGCAACAGTAGTTTAAAACTTAGGTTCTAAAGCTTAAATGAGGGCCAGTGTTTCTTAATTGAGATACTGGCCTTTGTCATTTTTGATTTATATTTGTTGCATCTAGTTACCTATTGTTATATTTTAATTTAGATGATAATCAAACCACATAATATATTAATTCTATTTGCCAGTTTAGCACTTACGCTAAATGCATGTTCAAATGACAGACCAACAAGACCTGCAGGTAGGGTAACAACTAATGATGTTGTTGAAGCAAAGAAATTCCTCCTTGATGCTAAGTCTTTCAATTTGCAGCATGTTATTGGCATGATTACAAACCAAAGTGTTACAGATCTTGGCGCTATCGAAACAGCAATTAACAAAGATGATGCTATTAGCTCTGTTGATCTTGATAAGGATGATAAGACTGACTGGGTTGGTATAAACGAAAGAGAAGGCGGTGCAATTGACTTCGTTGCTTATAAATCAAGCAACCCGAATGGCCAGCCAACAGTAATAGCCTCGATTACTATTACAAGAAATGCCCAGACGAATGAAGCGTTTGTTTCAGGCGGGTATCCAGATTATGTTGAGGGCTTTGACAGTGGGTACTACGAGTCGTCTATGCCATGGCGGCCAAGGGTTGGTGGATTATATATAGGCTATGGGTACAGAACCTATGTTCCCCGACCAATGTTGAGTATTAGCGTACAACGCCAGCGCCGGATCTCTCTAGCAGCTAGGACAACTAGGACAACCAGAACGATTAAGCAGAAATCTCGGCCTGCACGTTTTAAAATTAAGTCTGCTGCGAAAACAAAGCAGCGACTAAAAGCACAGAGAACTAACGCCAGACCAGCCCCCAGGGGGACAACATTCGGATCACATGCAAATCAGACAACTAAGTTAAAGAACAGAGCCCCTACCAAGGCGAGGGCAAAGGCTACAGGTTTTGGTGCTAAGCGGCCTGCACCGAAGAGGCCAGCAGCTCGACCAGCGCCGAAGAGACCGACACGCAGCTTTTTTGGTGGATCATCTAGCCCATCAAGAAGTAGGAGTACTCCTTCTCGCAGAAGTCGCCCAACACGCTCTCGTTCGCGGCGCCGATAATTAAAAGGAGATAACTAATGGATTGGAAAAAAGAGATGCTGTTTGCGACGATTATTTATCGTCTAGATCAAATTAATGAAGTAATACCCTTTATCACTGCTGGAACAGAATTCGAGTTTATTGATAAAGAGCTTCTTGAAATGTCAAGAGAAAATCTAATTGAACATGTAAGAAAAAATGATGAACTTGTTTGGCAAATTGCAGACAAAGGCAGAGTATTACAGGCAAACTTACTCAAAGTATATGATCAACTAATCAACTTTGAAGTGTTTTCAAACGTTAATCTCACTGTTGATTTACCAGAATCTTTTAAAGCCGGTTCAACAAATGACCCAAGATTCATTGTTCCTAGAGATGACATACAAAGTAATATGTGGCAGTCGGAGGACTTAAGGTTAGCTATGATAACCTTCTCTGCTGAGGCAATACATGAAGTTGACATGTCACCGCACAAGATCGTATTTTTGCAAAACCTAATCGATGGTTACCTAGAGACAGATAATCTTTGGGTTGATTTAAAGTTTGACAGACCATTCAAAGAAGTTGAATCACTAGTTGATAATTCTTATAAGTGGACAAATGTAGCAGAAGACATTGAGGAAGCAAAGTCTGTCATGCAATCGATCTATACAGCTGGCATGCTTGAACAGCAATATAAAGATAGTATTGCTACTGGAAGCGATGAAGATGAGCTTGATGATAGTGAACTTGAAGAAGGGTTTGAAGATGAACTCGAAGAAGATGACGAATTTGAAGAGGAAGAATTCGAAACATTCGATATCATCGTTGAACCATATGGGTATTATGACCCATATGACCCGTATCTTGACTCAGGTGCATTTGGTGTTTTATCCGCTAGGCTGTGGTAATCACCACGTGAACCCCTAATACACAGAATATTTTAATATAATACCCAATAATATTAATATAAAAGTTGACTAGACGTTAACACGGGAACCCAGGATATACTTTGATGTTATATCCTGGGTTTTTATTTATCCGGTGGTCTGGATCATATATGATTATTTATGAAAAATGATAAGCAAAAGCTTGCATATAGATGGATTTTAAATATTGATGGATTTAATAACTTTCTTTTAGTAAAAATATCTCGCCCGAAACTTCATTTTGATGAAACTGGACCTCATATAAAGCCTATAAAAATTACTGTTTTTGATGACTATGACGGCCTTAATGCTAAGGCAGTAATGGCATGGTCGCATGCTTGGGAAACAGAAAAAGCTATAGAAATCAAGATGCTCGGTAGCAGTGGTGAAGTATTAGAAACCTGGAAATATACAGGCGTAAAACTACACAAAGTTAAGTTTAGCACGCTTAATTATACTAAAAATAAGCCTTGTAAAATCAAGATAGCTGTTACGTATAAGGATGTCATTCTTGAATAATTGGTTTGTATATATTATAGTCTGTGCTGATGATTCATTATACACTGGGATTACGACAGACCTAAAAAGAAGACTGAAGGAACATAACTCTGGTAAGGGTGCTAAATACACTAGAGGTAGAACGCCCGTCACGTATCTAGCCTCAGTATCAGTTAAAAACAGATCAGAAGCCACAAAACTCGAGTACAGAGTTAAACAAACAAAAAAATCACAAAAGCTTGATGTTTTATTAAAGATGTAATATTGCACTTTTGTGTTATATTTTAATATAACATGATGGATAATAAATACGGTTGCTGGCCAGGAATTTTTGAGAAATATTACCTGCAGGGTAGCTTATCAAGTTCTGATTTAGAGAATTTTAATTTAATAAGTGACGAAGACTTACGACTAACATCAAAATTTCGCCAGCGGGCCCCCGCGATGTTACAAGCGCGTGATCGGGATGTCTTGTTTGCGATCATGCTTCTTTCTTCCTATACTCCATCTGACGCTAGAGCTGTTCTTTGGCAGATGAAGTGCCCGTTTAAACTAAGAGAAATCATCTGTACTGGAATTACGCACAAAGAAAATCATCGCCTTACCAAATTATTTGGAACAGAGCCTGTGCACCATGACTTGTTGTCTGCTCCCGCACCTGGTGCGGTTGAGGTTATAGTAATGACAGGGATTCCTGGCTCAGGAAAAGATACATGGATTCGTAACCATGCGCCTGATCTTCCTATGGTTTCGCTTGACGCGATTAAAGAAGAAAATGGGTGGACGTTGGCCGACACCAACAAAGCTAAAAAAGTAAGCAGAGAGCGAATGACTTCTCTCATAGAAAGCAAAGTGCCTTTCGTTTACAACGCTACAAATCTCACAAGAAAGAGTAGAAAAAAAATCACTGGCTTTCTTCTAAAACATAATGTTAAAATTAAAATCGTGTATGTTGAAACGACATGCAAAAAGCAGTATTCACAAAACAAAAATAGGGATGCTGCTGTACCAGAAAGAGCTATTAACAGTATGCTAACATATTGGAGTGTACCACAAAGTGATGAGGGACATGAAGTCAGCTACTACGTAGAAGGAGAAGAAATTGAAAATACAAATTTTGTCAGATCTTCATTTTGAATTTGAAAGGCCTGATCAAGAAAAGGCGTTCATTAACTCGCTTGACCCAAGTGGTATTGATGTATTAGTTTTAGCTGGTGACATTACATCATCGAAACGTCTCTTGCCGACGATGAATTTAATCTGCAAGAGATACTCAGATGCGAAAGTTCTGTGGGTTCATGGAAACCACGTTTTTTATAGTTCTACACGAAATGAAGTAGTTCAAAAAACTAATCAAGCCATTAGAGAAAATGAAAATCTTTTTTGGTTAGACAACACTATGGTAGTTATTGATGGCCAAAGGTTCATTGGTGGACCTATGTGGTTCGATTTTAAGCAAGACAACTTTATGTATCATCAATGGCTAAATGATTTTAGCCAGATCAAGGATGATTATGATGTTTGGGTTTATAATGAAAATTCTAAGTTCAAGGACTTCTTGAGGAATAACGCACAAAGTGATGATATTATTATATCACACCACCTACCACACAACAAATCCGTTGCATCTAGGTTCATAGGCTCTGAGCTTAACCGTTTCTTTGTTTGTGACATGCAGTCAGAAATACACTATATTGAACCTAAAATATGGATCCACGGACATACTCATTTTAGCCTTGATTATGAAATACCCACTGAAAGTGGGTCAAAAACTAGAATTGTTGCAAACCCTAGAGGGTATGCTCATATGAATGAAAATTCGCGCTTTAATAAAGATTTCTCTATTGTTGTGTAAACATTCATTCGTATGTTATATAAATTAATATAATAGCAAGGAAAAAATGGAAACTTTAGTATTAGATGCAAGTTACAGGCCAATTGATAAAGTACATTGGACACGTGCATTTACTCTTATCTTTCTAGAGAAGGTAGAAGTAATTGAAGAATATGATAAAGTTGTTCATTCTTCAAGTGACGCTTGGCAAGTCCCATCAGTTATTAGATTTGTAACATACAAAAAAAATAGAAAAAGAGCTATAAAATTTTCAAGAGAAAATGTTTATATACGTGATAAAGGAAAATGTCAATATTGCCTTTTTAAAATAAAAAGACAAGAATTTACTTATGATCATGTTATTCCACGTGCGCAAGGTGGAAAGACAAAATGGAGTAATGTCGTAACAGCTTGCTATAGTTGTAACCAGAAAAAAAGCGACAGAACACCAGAACAGGCTAGGATGCAATTGGCCACTGAGCCTGTAAAACCTAAAAGCTTACCAAATGTATTAAGCTTTAATTTTGTATGGAGAGATGGTATGCCAGAAACATGGCAAAGCTATCTTTATGAACTAAAAGACTGGAACTCTTCAAGCTCTTTTCTTTAAAGCGTAATTTCTAATGAGCAAGATACATGACATAGTAACCAATGTCTTTAAAAAAAAGACATTGGCACCAGATCCACAAACGGTACTCATCAATGAAGAAAAAATGCTTCTATCGATGGTCGAAGACAAATACAAAAAAGATTTCTCAGTGTATTTAAAAACTTTAAGGATGACAGACGAATTAGAAGATTATATATCGGAAAACAAGCAAATATTGACGGCTACAAGCGAACTTATGACCAAACGCTATAAGCCAGATTCTAATAAGGATGTATAACATTGACAAAAACAACACAACCAAAAATAAACGAAAAAGCTAAAATATCATATGTTTGTCGTTATGAGACGGAGATTGATAGACAGCTTGTTTGGTCACAAATGGGACCTTACATAAAGACTGTCCTAGGTAGCGACATCAATAGCGGAGATATACTATTCGTTAAAGCTCCAATGAGAGCTATCAATGAAGTGTTTGATATGGATCTAACAAACCCAGGCGAAGACATAGACTTCTATTCTAGCTACAAGTCTAATGGTATTGTAAGGCTGAGCGAGTTGAAGGGTGATGATTTGCCATCTATCTGGTCTGTGTTAGTTCATAAAGACTCTGATGTAAAGATTATTTCGACTATCGAGCCATGTAAGTTTATAATTAAGGTTAGTGATTTAGACGCTTTTGAAGCTATTCTAGCTGGTGTAAGTATAGCGCCAAAAGAATATACACTCGAAGCATTCGATAAGGTTCACTGGAATGATAAAACATTACAATTACGAAATGATCTTGAGTTTTTTGTAACGAATAAAACATTTTATGATAAAAGAGAAATGCCTTTTACACGCTCATATTTGTTTTATGGTCCTCCAGGAAATGGTAAAACAACAACAATCAAAGCAGTCTCTAAATACCTAAATGCGCAAGCATCAACATTCGATTTTTCTGCAGCATCCCAATCTCCCGATTCAGATTTTCAAAACTGGGTTATGGGTGCTCCAGAATCTGAGCCAGACTATCCTACCCATTGGGATGATGAGGGGGACGAGACCATCCAGTATAAGAATTCAGGCACTGTACCTTTAAGGCTTCTTATATTAGAAGATGTTGATAGATTTTTTCCTAAATCCGGGCCCCCGCAAACGAATGTATCACTTAGTGCAATTTTGAATGCTTTAGATGGCGCTTTTGAAAGAAGGAACGTAATAATCATCGCAACGGCTAACAATCCGGAAGATCTAGATCAGCAAGTTCTTGCTAGGCCTGGTAGATTTGATAAGCAGATCTTTTATGAAGAACCTTCTTTCGACGATGCTGTTTCATACTTGAAGGATCAGTTCACTGGCGAGAATGTTAAGTCGAAAACACTCAAAGCTGCTGCAAAGAAATTTAAGGGTCATTCATACGCCGTGTTAAGAGAAGTTTTTCTGACCTCGGCATCAAATGCATTTGCACGAAAAGCTGATAAGATTAATGATGAAGACGTTAATCTAACTACTACAAGCATGTTGGAGCAGTTCGATGGTAACGTGATGAAATCTTCGAAGACTACGTTCGGGTTTAGTGATTAATGTCAAAAGTTATCGCATATAATTTCGCTACAGAAGAGAAATTGAGTTTTGATGAAGAATACAGATGCGTAAATGCAGCTGCAGTCACAGACGTGAGCCACCCGCCATTTATGACATCGGGCTTAGATAACCTACAAGTCAAAAAGCTGCGTGATATGATAGCGGGTGATGTTGTATTCATCGAATGGGAAAAAGACAGGTTCTACAAACGGAATCTTGAGAGTCATGAATCGTTCGAGGATGATCATGTTCCAGGCCTTGTTGTTTGGAGAAAGGCGCGTATATTAGAGGTATGAAATGAAATTAAACAACATCGAAAAAGTCGAGGATGACATAGAGGAAGTAACTGAGAGGCTAAATATAATTTCACGTGATGCTAAAGAAATTTCATCAAACGCTAGACGTGCAATTATTACTCTAACCCGCGCAGTTAATGACTTCAACACAGCATTGAGGACATTAGCTGTGGCAGCAAAAAAAGCTGGAGATGTGCTTAATTTAGAGAAACGAAGATTTAATGCGATTAAATCAGAAGACAAGCGGCGCAACACACTAAAAGCAAAAAAATAAAGTGTCAAAGGCAGAATTTTTACTGTATAATCATAATATGCCAGTAAAAATTCTGCCTAGATGTGATGCACTAGTATCAATAAGCGAAACATACCAAAAAGTAGAAAACATATTCTTCGGAAATATGCAGATATCACGCTTGCCTGATGGTTCTATCTTACCTATAGGTCAAAGCTCCCCTCTAGTTACACTGCAACACAACACAGAAAAATCACTGTTTTTTGATTTTTTTAAAGAGGCATGTAACAGAGCAGAATCTATAGGCCCAGGCAGCTCAAAGTTTCTCAATGCATTCTCTAAAAAAGTTTTTCTTAGCTTGAAAGACTCTGGTACCGAAGGCAAAAACTCAATTAAGAAAGACATAAATTCACTCATTGAATCTTTATGTGAATATAGTGTAACACTTACAGACAGTAATGTTAAGCAGCTGCTGTCTGGCGTTATCGATGATACTACATTGGTTGATATAGTTTATGAGGCAATCCAATTAGCAGGAAACCAGTCAAAAATTTTTATTGAAGACTCTGTTTCAATGACTACGACAATCGAAAAAGTCGAGGGTTACACATTTAACATCTTTCCAGATGCTGCATTTTATACAAACGGAAGATGGAGAGAAAAAAATGTTAAATGTGTGATTGTTGATGGCATAATTGATGTAATCTCTGAAATTGATACTATGTTATCAGAAGCGAGCGACAGCAAAACGGCTGTCGCAATCTTTGCTAGGGGTTTTAGCGATGATGTTATTAATACGCTGCGTACAAACAAAGCTAGAGGAACGCTAGACGTCATTCCGGTATGTGTTCCTTTTGATTTACAAAACGCAAATGTATTGAATGATATAGCTGCTGTATGCTCTGCAGATGTTATATCATCATTGAAGGGTGAAATGTTATCTACTGTATCACTCGACAATCTCAGTGTTGTCGGAAGCGTAGTATGCTCAAATGGTTGTGTAACATTATCGAATGCATGCTCTAATAAAGGTGTCAAAAGGCAAATAGCATCTCTAAAGAAGAAAAGACTTGAGCAGAATGTACACGATGTTAAAGTCATTCTTGACAAAAGAATAAAATCACTGTCTTCATCTTCAGTTATTATCCGTATAGGGAAAGCATCACATATTAAAACGATCGACTTAAAGGAGAAGCTTGATATAGCTCTTAAAGTTATTCACTCAAGCTTAGTGCATGGGTTTATTGATTCGAGTATTTTAAAAGAAAGTATCAAAAATACTGATTATAGTGAATACTTTGAGGGTATATTAACGACTGATTGGCTGTTGCCGACGGTTAGCGTGGCGTCAGCCATTAAATTTGGTACAACACTAGCATACACATTAGATGACGTCGGTTTGGTGCTGTTAGATGATTCATTGTGAAAAGAATTTACCATATTTTTTGAGCATCATATCTGTGACTGCATCAGCAACTTTATTCGTCATCTTGTCTGCGTAGGGCACTTTTCTGCCGGCGTTTAATGAGTCGATAATGTCCTTCCGAAACGTCTCCGTTCTAGCCATCCCCTTTGATTGATCTAATGTGATGGGTGGACTCTTAGGAAATGAGGGTACATCAACTTTCTTAGCCGGATCATCTGGTAAAATATGACTTTTAGACTTCGGCACGTCTTGTGCGTCTTGTGGCTTACTACCTAGAACGACATCCGCAGCTGCCTGCACGTCTTCAGGTTCAGCTACTGCTACATTTTTAATTTGATCAAGCGTTTTTTCATCTGCCTTCTTTGGTGGCAGCTCATTAGCGCTGTTTGTGACTACGTCAGATAACGTTTTCATCTGCGTAAATGAAAGCTTCAAAATCTGGTTTGCTGCAGCTTCATCATTGATATAAGGAATACCCTTTATTTTGAGCCAGCCAAGAAGTCCGGGTGGCCGAAGAGAATTTAAAATAATTTTTCTTACCTTTTGTTGTTTAGCCACATCAAGCATCGAGCTTAAAGCTGCATCTGGATCCCATGAACCATCGCCTCTACCAGAATCTAGTGATGTTCTTACAACGTTGGCAATTTTAGGCAACTGTCTCAATGTATTTCCGATGCCAGTTTGGAATGCAGCAATTCTTCCTAACGTTGTAAATGAATCAGGAAGAATTTGCGAAACCCATGATCTTACTGGCCCCTGATTTAAGAGTTCCAACATCTCATCTGAAGCTTGTTGTATGCCACTGCGAAAGCCTTTTAATAAATTGAAAGCTGGATCTGATAACATCCTATCAAGTGCTTTCAATGAAGTACTTAGGTTCTCTAACTGATCATCATTTATTGCTTCTCGCAAAAGCTCAGGATTTTTCTTTATATTTTCCAATAATGTTTGTTGTTTAACTTCGAAATTTTTCTTAAGTGTAGGTATCATATTACGCCCGCTATAATTATAGTCTAATACTATATATTCTTTTAATAAACTAAAACATTATACAAAAGAGCAAAACATGGTAAAATTAGCACAGGAAAACAACATGAGCTTTGAAAGAGAAATGAATGTGGCAGTTAGAACGATGTTTGATTTTGCAAAAGCAGAAGCTACTAAGAATCTATTAAGTGCTGTACGAAATAAAAAAATAACCATAGATGAAGCTAGATTACCTGGTATAGAACTCATCATTAATACAAGCATCGATGATGCTTTCAAAAAAAGTGCTAGACAAATTACTGGCGTTATCAAAAAATTTGAAGTGTAATGCCCGCAGGTATTAAACATATCATCGAATGCCACTGCATCCTTCCCCAGTTTAAGAAAAGTCCAACACCTCCATACCATAAATTTGTAGTCTTCTCTATCATAGACGATAATGATGTTGTACAAGTAAAGCATGCTGCATGCAACAATTGTGGTGTTATTCATAAAGTTACAGATATTATGAAATCCGAAGTCTCTTTGGGTAATGAAAATGTCTCTAGTGTTATAAACATTGATGACATTAAACTTAGCTTAAATGACAACATCATTAAAACACTAGAATCTTATAAAGCAAGTTTAGCGACTTGGGAAGAAGCTGCATTTATTTTTGAATATGAAAAATGGGGCAGCACTCTTGTGTTGTCTGCAGCTGACGATGGTGATCAGACTGTCGGAAAGATAATACGCATCAATAAAAACTCAATTAAAATAGAGCAATTCGCTTCAAATCAGTTTATAACATAGTTGTATATTATAATAACAAAGTGTTATTATAAATAATGAAATATGGCCAAACAGACGAAGAAAGAGAAGCGAATGAACTTCATAAGTGTCGAGAAATAAACTCCGAGATTAACCGGTACGGGATAACCGATGCCCAGAGGCTTCGGTTGATTTATCTATTATCACTAGAATTAGAAGATAGAACACATTTAACACAAATTTCTTCTTTGATCAAAGATTTAGAGGCTGGCGAGAAAGCTGTAAGTACGCTTATTAAGTAATATGAAGTATAACTATAAAGAGTTTTTTCCACATGATACAATAAGGCCCCAGCAAGATAATGCAATACAGCTAGCCTTAGAAGCTTTTTTAGAAAAGAAAAAAAGATTTGTTGTATTAGAGTTAGGAACTGGGTGCGGCAAATCAGCCATTGGGGTTACTGTCGGCCGATATCTTCACTCTATAAACCAATCTGCACCTAATCCAGATTTAGAAACTGTATATGTACCTGGTACGTATGTATTGACGACACAAAAAGTCCTGCAAGATCAGTACATGAAAGACTTCAGCCCGTCGCCAATTGGTATGAGATCTATAAAGTCTGCAACAAATTTTACGTGTGGGTTCTATAAAGAGTCTTCATGCGCAGATAGTTTAAGAATTTTGCAAACAGAAAAGCCTGGCACTCCATTTTGGAGAAATTGCATAGGGAATTGTGTATATAAAAAAGAGAAAGAAAAATTCATAAATGCACCAATTGGTGTTACAAATTTCTCATATTTCTTAGCAGAAACGATGTACGGAGGGAAACTGCCGCCGAAGCAGCTAATTGTCGTTGACGAAGCACATAACACAGAAGCTGAGCTTAGCAAATTTGTTGAAATAGCGTTCACGGAAAAATTCACAATTGACGTTCTTAAACTGGCCTGGCCAGAAAAAGCGACACAGGTTAGCGCGATGAAGTGGATAAAAACAGAATATCATCCTGCGCTTAATGACTACATCCTTAAAATTCAAAAAACGCTAGAAAAATTTAAAGGTCTTAAAGAAAAACTAGAGAACTTTAAAACGCTTGCTAGGCAAGTTGAAATGCTTGACAAACATTTTTCTAAAATTAACAGATTTCTAGAAATGTATTCAGAATCGAACTGGATTATGAATCTAGTTGAGGCATCCGAGCGTACAGGAAGAAAGTTTGAGTTTAAGCCAGTCGATGTAGGTCCCTTCTCAGAAGAATTGTTGTTTAGGCAGGCAGAACATGTAATTCTAATGTCTGCAACGATCGTTAATAAAGATGTTTTCTGTAAAACGATCGGGATTCCAGAAGAGGATGTCGCTTTTCTATCTATTGATTCACCTTTCCCTATCGAAAACAGACCAGTTTATTATGCACCTGTAGGTGCTATGACGATGGCGGAGCAACAAGCTACTTTACCTAAGATGGCAGAGATGGTAGCGTTAATCTTAGAACAACACAAGGGCGAAAAAGGAATTATTCATACGCATACCTTTAAAATAGCAAAATATCTTAAAGCAAATATCAAAAGTAGAAGGTTACTCGTACATCATTCTTTGAATAGAGAAGAAATAGTAGATAAGCACTGCAAAGCAAAAAATGGCACTGTACTGTTATCTCCATCTCTATCAGAAGGCATTGATCTAAAAGACAATCTAAGTCGGTTCCAGATTATATGTAAAATACCATATCCATACTTAGGTGATAAACTTGTAAGAAAAAGAATGGCAAAATATAAAGAGTGGTACGGGTACCAAACAGCCAAATCAATAGTCCAGTCTGCTGGACGTTCTGTTAGAAATGACAAAGACCATGCCATAACATACATTTTAGATTCAAGCTGGGATTATTTCTTCAAAAGAAACAGAGATATGTTCCCAGAATCATTCATAAATGCTATACAAGACTAATTTCCTCTCAATGTTCTGATTACAAAAGCCTATCTTACCATTATAATACGTTATCTGTCAATGTACAGGAGGAAGTTATATAATGGCGAAACAAGAAAATCAAAAAATCATTGAACAATGGGAAAGGCTTAAAACCCTACTTTCCGCAACCGAAGACGACGTAGTGAAGAATGCCAAGGGTAATGCTTCTGCTGGTGTTCGCGCACGGAAAGGCCTGCGTTTGTTAAAAGCAGAAGCACACAGCTTAATTAAGCTAACTGTTCAAGAAACTAAAGAAAAAAAGTAATTTCTTTATATTCCCTAGGTCCTACGTACATACAACGAAATTTAGGACCTAGGGATATCCTATATCATTATCAATGTTCATTAGATGATGACCTCGAGACCCTAGATGACACTCATGTTAATATCCTAAGGATAAATAATAATGAGAACTGCAGGTATATAATCGGTGACAACAATTTAATGATGACAAAATTTGTATGCCAACAATAATTAGAAATAATCTTAAGGAGAAATAAGTATGGGCAAACGACAAGTACGATTAGACGTAGAGAAAAAAGGGCTAAAATGTGATAAGCCACATTCTGCGTTATATAAAACAAGCCTAAAGGCGCCTGAAGCTGTTGAAGCTGTTGAAGCTGTTGAAGCTGTTGAAGCTGTTGAAGCTGTTGAAGCTGTTGAAGCTGTTGAAGCTGTTGAAGCTGTTGAAGCTGTTGAAGCTGTTGAAGCTAAGCCGATTGTTAAAAAACCAATTGTTAAAAAACCAATTGCTAAAAAGGTTCAACGTGGAAAAGTGAAACCAAGAACAACCCCTAGGGCTCGGAAGGCAAATCCAGATCAGACAGAATAGGCAATAATTTTCTTTTTATATTCTTCTCTATTTGGCAAACTCTCATTCGTGTTAACCCAAATACATCACCAATTTGTTCCAAGGTCATTCCCTTGTGTTGGTTCGTTGCAATCAACGCACAATTGTGAGAAGAATCATGATCTATCCAATATTTACAAGAAGACTCTTTACAATCTGACTTATATCGTTCTCTCGCAGAAAAACAGGTATCACCTTCAACAATTTTTTCATCCATTTATTATCTTAACAAATGGATGAAAAAAAGTACAGTAAATAAATGAGGTTACATTGAAAAAAACATTTTGCCTAGATACTAATGTCTTACTTTACGATCCGAGATCAATTTTTTCTTTTGGCGATAATGACGTAATTATCCCCCTTGTTGTACTAGAAGAACTAGATAAACAGAAAACGAGACAAGACGAAGTTGGAAAAAATGCAAGAACGACCAACAGAATCTTAGATGATCTAAGAACGAAGGGGAATCTTTCTTCTGGCATTAAACTTGATTCTGGTGGCACTTTAAAAATTGTCACTAAAAACTTTAGTGATGACATTATTCCTCCAGAGCTTGATGGTGGGAAGAATGATAATCTTATTATCTCGCATGCGCTAGAGATAAGCAAGAAAATAAATGGAGTATTTCTAATAACGAAAGATATTAGTATGCGTCTTAAGTGTGACGCTCTGGGTGTTCCATGTGAAGATTATCTAAAGCATAGAGTCGCTGGTGGTGCTGAGCAGATATTTGGCGGTCTACAAGTCATTCTGACTTCAGGTAATAATATCGATAAGTTTTATGCTTCTAGTGAGTTAAAAGTTGAATCTATAGAAAATTGTCCTGAGCTTTTGCCTAATGAATTTGTTGTGCTGAAGAATCATGACGGGTCCTCAGGATCAGCTTTGGCAAGAAATCGTGGTAACATGCTAAAGCCTCTCGTATATAATAATAGAGAATTCTGGGGAATAAAGCCAAAGAATAAAGAGCAAACATTCGCGACAGATATTCTATTAGACGCTGGTGTCGACTTAGTATCGTTGATTGGACCTGCAGGTACTGGTAAAACGCTTCTTGCTTTGGCAGCCGGCTTAGAACAAACACTCGAAAAGGGCATTTATAAAAAACTTATCGTTAGCAAGCCAGTCATCCCCGTCGGAAAAGATATCGGCTACTTACCCGGTACCAAAGAAGAAAAAATGGCTCCCTGGATTCAACCCATTCGTGACAACCTAGAATTCCTCATAGGAAGTGAACAAAACGATACACTAAATATGTTGTTTGAACAAGGGACAATTGAAGTTGAGGCTATGACGTATATTAGAGGAAGATCCATTCCAAAAGCGTTTATCATAATCGATGAAGCACAGAACCTTTCAGTGCATGAACTAAAGACAATAATAACACGATGTGCTGAGGGTACTAAAATTGTCTTGACAGGTGATATTGACCAGATTGATAACAATCTTATTGATGCTGTAAGTAATGGTTTAACGTATGCAGTAGAGAAATTTAAGCATTATGACATTGCTGGTCATATTACAATGCTTAAGGGCGAAAGATCAAGACTAGCTTCACTAGCTGCAGAGATCTTATAGAATAAAAAAAGTTAACTTTGTGAGCTCCTGATTAAACATTTTAATAATAGGCATTAATATAAAAATGGATCTGGTTTGTCCGGAAACAAGGAAATATTCAATGTCTTTTATTAATTTAGGGGCTTCACTCTTTAACTCTATTACTATACCTAATAATATTGATGTAGTCTTTGTCTCTGATAATTTTATAGATGATTATTCTGGTGGTGCAGAACTTACTAGTGAAGCTTTAATAACATCTAGCCCATTTAATGTTTTTAAGTTAAAATCTAGTGATGTTAGTCTTAAGTTATTAGAATCAGGGCATAAACTTTTCTGGATCTTTGGAAATTATTCTAATCTAGATATAAACTTAATTCCTAGTATCTGTGCAAACATAAATTTTTCTATTATAGAATATGATTATAAGTACTGTAAATATAGATCAATAGAAAAGCACGCAGAAATAGAACAAGCACCATGTAATTGCGAAGATTCTAATAACGGAAAGATGGTTTCTGCATTTATGCATGCTGCCGCCTCATTATGGTGGATGTCTGAAGGTCAGATGGAGTTATACCACAGTAAGTTTCCATTTTTGAAGAATGGAAAAAATACTGTTCTTTCATCTGTGTTTGATGATCTTACTTTCGCAAAAATAAAGACGTTAAGAGAGAAAACTATAAAAACAGATCGTTGGATTGTATTAGGCTCTCCTTCTTGGATTAAAGGTACCAAGGCTGCCGAAGATTTTTGCATTAAAAATAATCTAGAGTATGATGTTGTATGGAATGTTAGTTATGATGAAATGCTAGCCAAACTAGCAGCAGCACAAGGTTTAGTGTTTATGCCCTCAGGGATGGACACTTGTCCAAGACTGGTAATCGAAGCTAAACTCCTGGGCTGCAAGCTTCATTTAAATAAAAACGTCCAGCACAAAGATGAGATTTGGTTTGATACTGATGAGATGCTTGACACAGAATCCTATCTCTATTTATCAAAAGAAAGATTCTGGAATGGCACAAGGTTTGACATGTCATTTGAACCAACAATTTCAGGATATACGACCACCAAAGACTGCATAACACAAGATTATCCTTTTCAGGAAAGCATCGAATCAATGCTTGGGTTTTGTGATGAAGTGATCGTAGTTGACGGCGGCTCAACAGATGGCACTATGGAAGCCTTAGAAGCCCTTGCTAAAACAGAACCAAAATTAATAGTGCATCAGCAAAAAAGAGATTGGCTAGAAAAAAGATTTGCTGTTCATGATGGCCAACAAAAAGCTCTTGCTAGATCATTATGCACGAAAGATTTTTGCTGGCAGATGGATTCTGACGAGATAGTTCATGAAGATGACTATACAAAAATCAAAGCAATAATTCATGAGATACCTAAGAGCGCTGATTTATTAGCTCTCCCGATGATTGAATACTGGGGAAGTGAAGAAAAAGTTAGATGTGATGTTAATTTGTGGAAGTGGCGCCTGAGTAGAAATAAGCCTTATATAACTCATGGAATACCTGCCAAGCTTAGAAAATTCGATGAAAATGGAAAATTATACTCTGCGCCGGGGTCTGATGGGTGTGACTATATTAGGTTTGATAATTACGAGCCTATCCCATGCATAAACTTTGTAACGCCTGACGTATATCAAGCACAGCAGGCGTCTCATACGAATGCTGGTGCCTTGAGCAGTTTAAATGGGTGGTTTGATCAAGTTATAGATGCGATGCCCAGTGTCCATCATTATTCATGGTTTAACCTTAACAGAAAAATAAAAACATACAAGCTGTATTGGAGTAAGCATTGGGAAAGTCTTTTTGATGTTAAACAAGATGACACTCCAGAACAGAATATGTTTTTTGATAAAGCTTGGAAAGATGTTACTGACACAGACATCAAAGACTTATCATTACGATTAAAAACTAAGATGGGCGGTTGGGTTTTTCATAACAAAATCGATTTTAGCAAACCTACGAAACATTTGTGTGTTAAAATTAAATCACCTGCTAATATGACTACCTGGATAGAGAGAAACAAGTAATGAAAACAACAAGCATTAAACAAAAGCTAGAAGAAATTGACTTCCCTGTATGCGATATCACGCTTGGTGATTTTGATTACATCGGTGAGTTTACGGCAAAGAAAAATAGAAGCCCAGGTAGCGAGCTATATAAAACTGCAGGCTGTTTTTTTAGACCAAATTATGAGCGTGGTTTACTAATCTATCACATGGTCAAGCGTTTCGAAATAAAATCATTTTTTGAAATTGGCTTCGGACGAGGCTACGGTGCATTTTGTGCTGCAAAAGCTATGTCCGATATGGGATGGTCCGATGCAAGAGTGTACTCAGTGGATCCGAACGTCGACCAAGCTCATATAGAAAATTTAACAAAGATTTTTCCAAAAGATTGGTTCGATCACTTAATGCTAATGAAAGGTACTGTAACTGAAGCTTTGCAACACATTCCTGAGAGTATTGACATGGTTTATATCGATGGTGATCATAGATATGATGCCGTAAAACATGACTGGGAATCTGTTAAAGACATATACACAAAGTTTGTGCTCTTCGATGATTATAATGAGGCTGAGACTAAAGATATCGAGTGTAAAAAGCTTATCGATGAAATCCCTCTTGAAAAAGAGCTTATAATCAGTGATCGCCGAATATTTTTTGACGATCGCCGAATCCCTGATGAAGAAATTGATTATGGCCAAGTTTTAATAAAGCACCCTGATTATGATATTTCTGATCTTGTGGGGTGGTAAGTGACAGTTTTATTTATTATACCGAGCTATAACGCACAAGAGAATATAGAAGCATTAACATACTCAATTATTTCGCAGCAGTCGCAAGATTGGCGTGCTGTTGTTATTGATGATTGCTCAGAGTCACCCCTTGTATTACCTGATTATTGTACATTAAAATTTCATTTGATAAGAAATGACGAAAGACAATACGCATTGAAAAACATCATTAGTGCTGTTAAGGCTCATTCATCAAAAGATGATATTATCGCTGTAATTGATGGCGATGACTCATTATGTAATGTAAATACTGTTGATATTTTGATGAATGAATATGAAGCCGGTCATGATGTAGTTTGGACAGCACATAAGTGGGATATAAACGGGTTAAACATATCAAGAGACTTACTTCCTCGTGATCCATACCAAACTCCCTGGGTGTCATCACATCTGAGAACTTTCAAAGCATCACTACTAGATCAAATCCCAGAGTCAAATTTTCAGGATAACGTTGGTGATTGGTTTAAAAGGGGATATGATCAAGCGTTAATGTTACCTTTACTCACTGTCGCTTCATCAAAGAAGTATGTATCTGAAGTATGCTATCTTTATAACATTGAATCATGCTCAATCTCTGATAGAGACTGGGCCGAGGCAAAGCAGTTACAGACGATTAATTTTGTGAGGTCACGCGGGTTCTTGCATGAATAATCATGTCATACAAAAGTTTAGAACAAAAGAGGGTTATATGACGCCCATCTTTAAAGATTACGACGCTTGGCATGAGAATCATGAAGTAAAGATGGTATATACAACCTCAATGTCACTTCATTCTGTCAAAGGCCCCATCGTACATACTAAAAGAGATAGTCTTGTCACTGCGATTTCTGGTGTAGTTATGCTTGTCACTGAAGTTAATGGCATAAAAGAAGAGATAATGCTAAGAGACAGAGCTGGGAAGTCTATATTAGCAAAGATTATTGCGGGTGTACCAGCGCAGTATAAATGTATGTCTGCTGAAGGTATTATTCTTTGTATGCCTAATATCGCCTGGCATGAAAAAACTGATGATTCTGTTAAATTTGATAACTGGGAAGAGTATAATTTAAGTAAATGAACAGGCTAGAAAGAAAGAAAGTTATTCTATGTACTGGAGGCCTTGGTTTCATTGGCTCACATTTCGTTGATCTATGCTTGAGACATGGACATAAGGTAATAAACATAGACAAAGAGACATATGCAGCAAATACTGGGATGAAGCTTGTTTGTTCAACAGGCGAGTATGCATATAAGAAAGCAGACATTAGCAAATTAGATGATATTCCTCATTGTGATGTTATAGTAAATTTTGCTGCTGAGTCTCATGTGGATAACTCTATTTCTGGCAATGACGTATTTTTAAATTCGAATGTTTTAGGTGTTCATAATCTTTTGGAGATAATAAAGAACAAAAAAATAAAGAATATGATGTCGTCTTGGTCATATAAACCCCCACTATTCATCCAGATATCAACTGATGAAGTATTCGGGGATATCTTACATGGGTTTTTCAAAGAAGATGATAGGCATATGCCAAGCAACCCGTATGCAGCAACAAAATCGATGGCCGAACAGCTTGTCGTGTCTTGGGGCAGAACGTACGGTCTCCCATATATTATAACAAGAACAACAAATAATTATGGGCCTCGGCAACACGTCGAAAAATTGATTCCTAACGTGATCACGAAGTTAGTAACTGGCAAAAAAGCGCTAGTTCATGGTGATGGTTCATACATCAGAAACTGGATCCATGTTGATGATAATGTAGAGGCTCTTTACAAGATAATAAGCGAGGGTAACTGCAATGAGTCTTATCATATAGCTTCACCTGAAGAATTTAGCGTGAAAGAAATTGTTGAAAAGGTCTGCAAGTTTAGAAAGCTAAAGTATGATGATGTCGTTGACTCAAGTAATGACCGTTCTGGGTGTGATTTGAGATATGCTTTAGATTGTTCAAAGACTAAAGCATTAGGCTGGGCTCCACGTCATACATTCGACAAACAATTAAAGAATTTAATACAATATTACTGTGATGACATATAATAAAAAATGATTCCTTTATTTAAGCCTAATATTCCTAAAAACTTGGGTGTGACACTGCAAAAGGTTTTTGATTCTGGGATGTTAACTGAGGGTGCTTTATCTGATGAATTTGAGGAAAAGTTTTCCAAATTAATTGATAATCCATATACTGCATTAACAAACAGCTGCACGTCTGCGCTTACATTAGCATATAAATTATGTGATGTACAACAGGGTGATGTAGTTATCACAACGCCTATGACATGTATGGCAACAAACGTTCCACTCCATAACCTCGGAGCAAAATTAGCATGGGCGGATGTCAGTAAACAAACTGGCAATATTAGCTGCCGGTCCGTTGAGGAATTATTAAAGAAACACAAAGGGAAAGTGAAAGCCGTTGTCTGCGTTCATTGGGCCGGTGAACCAGTTTGCTTGTCAGGCCTGAAGGAGATTTGTGGGAAAGCGAATGTGCCACTCGTTGCTGACGCAGCGCACGCCCTTTGTGCGAAATACAAAGGGGTTGATATTTCACACTGGGCGGACTACACATGTTATTCCTTTCAGGCAATAAAGCACTTAACAACAATCGACGGTGGTGCACTAGCCTGTAGAAACAAGCTTGATTTCGAAAAAGTAAAATTGCTTAGGTGGTTTGGTTTAGACAGAAAATACCCAGGGTCAAAGTGGGAACAAGATATCTCTCTTGCTGGTTATAAGTTTCATATGAATAATGTAAATGCAGCAGTAGGTCTTGAGCAACTAAAGAATATAAACATGATTTTGTCGCGCCATGTCAACAATGCTAACCGTTATCGTCGTGAGCTAAAGACAGAATACCAGGTTCGCCGCAGCAAAGAATTTGGCACAAGATCAGCAGATTGGTTATTTACTATCCATGTTGAAGACCCTAAAGCTTTTAAAACATTTATGAATGAGCGGGATATACAAGTAGATCAGGTTCATATGAGGAATGATAAGTACACGGTTTTTAGAAGTCACTGCAAAGGTAATGATAGTTTACCCGGCGTATCAGCATTTTGTGCACATATGACAAATATACCTGTGGGCGCCCATTTAAGTGATGATGATGTAACAAGGGTCATTGAGGCAGTAAATGCATACTCTCAATGATGGAATAAGCCTTCGAGTACTCGAAAAAAAGGACTTAGAGTGGGCCCGTTTACTACATAATGAACCATCGACACTTTGTATGCTTACTAATAACGAGCCAGTAAGTCAGGTGCAACAACACATGTGGTTCAAAAAACTATGTATATCTCCGACGTCATCTAGATGGGTCATTACATGCAAGGCACCAGCTGGGGACGTTCCAGTGGGTGTTGTTCGTATTGACAACAAAGACTATAAGAATTCGAGTGTACAAATTGGCCTCGATATCGCCTCGGCTCACCGCCGACAGGGCATTGCGACAAAGGTATATAAATATTTGTTGACATTCTTCTTTGATAAGCTTGAAATGAATAGGATTTCATTAAAAGTTCTTGAAACAAATCTTGGAGCAAAACGAATTTACGAAAAGCTCGGGTTTATCCAAGAAGGTATTGAGCGTCAGGCAATTTATAGGGACGGTAAGTTTATCGACTATATACTGATGTCAGTGCTTAGGGATGAATATGAAAAAAATAGAAATAGGTATAGCACTATCGCGTAACGGAAATGCATACCTTCGCTTTCTGATAGAAACACTAAAGCGAACAGTAAATGACTTTAATAGATTCACTTTTATAATTGGCGTAGATTCTTTTGAAGTCGATGAAAAAGAAACCAAAGACATTTTAAAACAAGCAGGACTCTATAGAGATAATTCTACTTTTATATTAAAAAGCAAGAGTGAATATGGTAGCATGCATCATGGCCTATCACTAGATGAAGTATTCCAGCGAATGACAGAGGATATTTGCATTTTAATGGACTGTGATGTTGCTTTTCTACAAAATGATTGGGACAATAAAATGTTACAGACACTAGTTGGTGATGTTGTAATTGTAGGCGCCGAGTATGACGGAAAGAAGTACTCTGAATTCCCCAACGTGATATGTGCAATGTTCAGAAGAGACATTATCAAAAGTTTAAATGTAAGTTTTAAACCTGAGGGTATGGTAACTATTACAGAGACTAACAACGCGTGGTACAAGAGAGAAGTCGCCGAGCAAATATTGCTAGATACAGGCTCAGAGCTTCCAAGAAAAATTATACAAGCAGGTTTAGCAGGAAAGCATATGCATTTGCATAGAGCGAAATCATCTAGCGCAGTTTTCATGAAACAAGATACACGGGGAGAAGAATACCAATTATTCGGTGAACCTGTTTTTACACATATAGGCAGATCATTTACAAGATGCTTTGGTAAAGATTCAAATGCAATTATATGGGAAAAAAATGTGAGGGATTGGTTAAATGCGAATTCTATTCGATAACGTAAACTTTTTATCAAGAACTGGACCAAATGCGTTCGGCCATAAGCTAGCAACCCAGCTATCAAAAAATGGGCACATTATAGTAAACGAAGATGAATCACCAGATGTTCAACTGTCGTTTATTCAAGCCCTTTCTACTAAATCGCCGATGGTCCAACGTTTGGATGGGATTTGGTTTAACAACACACAAGATTGGAAAACACAGAATCTAAAAATAAAAGATACGTATAATAAAGCAAAATCGGTAGTCTTTCAATCTAGTTTTGATAAAAAGTTAGTAGAAACGTTTTTTGGGCCTCATGAATCGTCGGAAATTATACGTAATGGTACCAATATTGACTACATCGATAGCATTGATCCAATGTATGCTCCTACGCTACAGTCCGTTGATAAAGTGTGGTCATGTGCAGCTTCATGGAGGCCGCATAAGCGGCTAAGCGAAAACGTGAGATATTTTAAAGAGCATGCTGGCCATAAAGATTGCTTAATCATTGCCGGCGCAAACCCAGACTACAAAGTGGTTGATCCAAGAATATTTTATGCTGGTGATTTAGACTATAAGACGTTAGTATCTTTATACAAAGCAACTGATTATTTCTTGCATCTGGCCTGGTTAGATCATTGTCCAAATTGCGTCGTTGATGCCAGAGCCGCAGGATGCCAGATTATTTGTTCCTCATCTGGTGGTACAAGAGAAATTGCGGGCAAGAATTCTGTTGTGATAAACGAAGCGCCATGGGATTTTAAGCCTTGCAATTTATATAACCCGCCTCAAATGGATTTTTCAAGAAAATCACCAAACTTAGAAGAATCAGAACTTGATATTAGAAATACTGCTGTTAAATACACGAGGGTTTTAGAAAATGCAAAAGCGTAAAGCACTTATTACAGGCGTTGCTGGCCAGGATGGTAGTTATTTAGCTGAGCTTTTGCTTGAAAAGGGATATGATGTCTACGGTTTAAAAAGGTTTTCAACGACCAGCTCGTCCGATGTAAATATAGCGCATATTCGTGATTTGAATATTATCGAGGGTGACGTTACTGATCGCACGCTACTAGACAAAACGCTAAGATTAATTAAGCCACATGAAGTATACAACTTGGCAGCGCAATCTCATGTAGGAAAATCATTCCAGATTCCTGAATATACAGCGAAGGTGACAGGTAGCGCAGTACTTTCGTTACTTGAATCAATAAGATTGTCTGGCTTTAACTCGAAGTTCTATCAAGCGTCTACATCTGAGCTATATGGAAATGCTACGTCAAATGATCTTCTAAATGAGAATTCGACATTCGGTCCAGTATCACCGTATGCCTGTGCAAAGTTATTCGCACATAATATAACAAAAATGTACAGAGAATCATATAATATGTTCGCATGCTGTGGTATATTATTTAATCATGAATCACCTCGAAGGGGATCCACATTTGTAACTAGAAAGCTAACATTGGCTGCAGCAGCAGCCGCAAACGATCCCACATTCAGGGTCGGGATGGGAAACTTAAATTCTGCTCGTGATTGGGGCCATGCAAAAGACTACGTTAGAGGAATGTGGATGATGATGCAACACAGTGAACCTGATGATTACGTCTTGGCTACTGGTGAGTCTCATACAATCGATGCTTTTGCTGATATTGCATTTAAAGAAGCAGGAATTAGTAGCTATGGAAAACATATATACGTAGATGAGACATATTATCGCCCCACAGACGTACACACACTAAGGGGTGATGCATCAAAAGCATTATCTATTTTAGGGTGGAAGCCTGAGTATACATTTAATGATCTTGTAAAAGAAATGGTCAGAGAGGACCTGCGGAGATGAAAGTTTTTATACCGAAGCCAGGAGAGAATTGGGTTTGTGATACGATAATCGGCGAATTCGAGAAAAACACACGTCATGATATTGTATATGACATTAAAAAAAGTGATATTGTTTTCTTGTATGCTAAGTGGATTGCAAACCACTTTCCTATCATGCAGCTCTGTATGAAGCCCGTTGTGACGACAGTTCACCATATTGTACCTACTAAAGCTCGGGCAGTAGACTATATAGCGCTAAGCCAGTTCACAAATGTATTTCATGTCTCAAATGAGAAAACAGGCAGCATGTTGAAAAATTTTGTTCCAAATGTACACATAAAGAAATTGCCATATTGGGTGAACTCAGAAAGGTGGTTTCCTGTTGAACAACCAGCAAAAATCCCTGTTAACCTTCATGTAGGTGATCGTAAGCTTATAGCCTCATTTCAACGAGATACTGAGGGTGCAAGTATCAATAGCGGTGTGTTTTTGCCTAAGCTCGAAAAGGGACCGGACATACTTGCAAGAATAGTAAAAGAGTTTACGCCAAAAGAGATGGCAGTGTTTTTAGGCGGTTGGCGTAGAGACTATCTCTTGAAAGAGCTAGATAAGGATTATATAGTTTCATCGATGAGGATTGACGAAACTTCTATGAATGCAGCATATAACGTAATTAGAAAATATAATGGCTATTATCTTGTTACATCTCGTTACGAAGGCGGCCCACAAGCAATTTTAGAGGCAGCAAGGACAAAAACAAAGATTCTATCAACAGACGTTGGTATCGCATCTGATATACTTCACCCAGATTGTATATGTTCTTCTGAGCAAGATTTTGTTGATAAAATCAGTAATGACGCTATCGAACATACAATCGAGTACAACTTTAACAATGTTAAAAAGTACGAGATGACAAAAGTAATCACCATGTATGATGATTTATTAGATGAGGTTTATTTAAATGCTCGTGTACGTTAATCGCAAGCCCGTTGCAGGCCCTTGGGGCGGCGGGACGAAAAGTTTAAACTCGATAATACTTGCGTTAATAGATGCAGGACATAATATCACGTTTGACATGTCAAAAAAGTTTGATGTAGCATTAATCGTCGACCCACGACCAACAAACGATAATAACTATGACATGATACACAACATATCACGTATCTATGACGCAAAGATAGTTCAACGTGTCGGAGATTTAGGAACGCACTCCAAACCTGAACTCACCGAATTAGTGAAAAAGACAGTTCAGCAATCTGATTGTGTAATTTTTCCCAGTACCTGGGCATGTGAATCAGTTCTTGAGAAAATGCAGAAAGCACATATTCCAATGGGGAAAGATTGGTTTGTCATTCAAAATGAGCCGATGAGGCACTTTGACTGCAAGCCAAAAGAAGATTTACCCGTTGACATTTCATTCGTTACACATCACTGGTCAACGAACGCATTCAAGGGATTCTCTTTTTACAAAGAGCTGGATAAAATTAGCAATTTTACGTATGTAGGCAGAGCTCCACAAGATATAAAATATAAAAATCAAATAGGACCAATGGATGGAGAATCTCTTGTTAATGAAGTGAGCAAGCATAACGTATATGTTACTGCCTCACTTCACGAAGCCGGAGCTAACCATGTATTGGAAGCATTAGCAATGGGTTTACCAGTGATTTATCATGAGCAGGGAGGTAGCATACCCGAGTATTGTACGGGATATGGCACATCATTTGATGGCACTATTGAATCATTTAACACCGCTGTTTTGCTTTTAAGAGAAACCTACAATGACGTAATAAAATCCAGGCTTTCGGCACGTAACAGATTTATAGATGATATGGCTTTGTCATATGTTGATATCATAGAAGGGCAGTGAAGTGTATAAAGTTAATATATCAATCGATGATGTTTCGCCTCATCCGCAATCATCTACAAAGGTACTTCATAATTGCTATGATATATTAAGTGTATTCCCTGATGCAAAGTTTACACTGTTCGTGCCTGTTTCATATTGGAGAACGATCGGGCCTACTGCAACACCACAACCTCTGCAATTGGATCTTTATCCAGAGTTTTGTCAAGAGCTACAAGAATTAGATAAAAATACATTCGAGGTATGTTATCATGGATTTCATCACGGGATTCCTGGTAAATCAAATAATGACGAGCTGCAAACGATGGGTTATCAAGAAGCTCTTAAATGCATCGAATTAATGAGGGGTATGGTTAATAAGTCAGGCCTATCGAGTGTATTTAAAGATGTCCTGAGGCCTCCTGCATGGCGCATGTCACCTAATGTCTTTGATGCATGTAAAGACACAGGAATAAATACTCTTGCTTTGAGTGCTGATGAGTATGCTAATGTTACATACGGCGATAGAGATAAGACGGACCACTGGAAAGATAAGGTTATCTATTATACTTGCGCTCCGCCATTTAAACCACTTGAACTTAGTGAAAAAACAGAGATCGTGTTTCATGCTTGCGAATGGGACGCGAATCTATTGTCTGATATACTTACTATAGAGTTGATACAGTTTTTAAAAGATCATGAAGGGCAATATAAATTTTCTTTTATTGAAGGGTTGCTATGAGCTTGGCTGGAGTGGTTTATAAGAAATCTTCAATAAAATTGCTTGATCTAGTATCATTTCACGTTTGGGGCAACAATACCATCGGCATAGTTGTACAGACTGATGATCATCACGGGTGGGTTATGAATGAATGCATGATCACAGTGTACGATATCAAAACACACAGACCGCACCGCACAGATTTCCGGCGTGTAAATGTTGTCGCATCTATGAAGGAGCCTTTATGACTGGCCCTAAGGGATATGCAGCCTCAAAGTTATCCATTGTAAGCGTGTGTACATGTACAAACCACCCGACAATTCGGGGCATGATAAGATTACCAAATAACGTTAAAGAACCATCATTACGTATCGTTATACATGCCTTGCAAGCGGCACATCAAGCAGCTGGTCACCCTATTGTTAAATACCGTATAGAACAGTTCGAGCAAGGTTCAATAAGCGATGAAGAGCTATACAACATGATATACGATTTTACGCAAATTGTTATAAGGTTGTGTTTAGGAGCATGAAAGTGTTAGATTTAGTCGCATATACGGATAAAAATGCTTCTTGTTCATTTATAGAAAATAGGTTTATTATAATTGGTATTGGATATGTGAACCTTTTTAAAAAAACAAAATATACTGTATATGACCTAGAATCTCATAGCATCCGTTATATTTTTAGCTATAAAAGCAAAACAGTTATCTATGATAAATCTAAATGCACATTTAAAGATATAGAGCTAAAACTGCTAGGTTCAATATAAGATGCAAAAAGCAAAATTTTCAATAGTCTCTGGACATACTGTATCACATGATATCCTATATATGTCTGGTATGACTACAGTTGACATGCAGATAAGTCATGGCTTATATACTGTAGTGCATAAAGCAGTAGCTGCTGTGTATAATACCTTTTTGCAACCGAATATCATATATGACGTTGCTTACTTCGACGAAGCAGAATTTGATACACCAGATGAAGCTTATAAATTCATAGTAAAGCTTGTTACTCTTGTAACAGCTAGTATTTGCTTTACGGAACCGGATATAATATACGGAAAGTTGACATGTCATCTTTAATCAGTCCAGATGAACAACTAAGCAGTAAAGCTTTGTTAAGAAAATTTGATCTAGTGTTATTTCGATCATATATAACTGAATATAAAGATGCTTTTGGCGTAATTTTACAAACAGAGCAGCACACTGGTTGGACTAATAATGAGCATATGTTAACCTTAGGTATTCTAGGCTCTAGAACAACTACTTGTGTTCATTATTGTAATATTCGGTGCATTATTGCTTCCCTGGGAGATGAAGAAAGCTATGGATGATAGAGAATCAAGACAGAAAAAAATTAAAGCTGGTGACTATATTATGGCTTATCATAAAGGGTATTGGCGTGTAGATTCTGTCCAGAACAGGGATGGCGATGCACCGGGAGATTTAATTTTTTATACGAAAGTACTTGATGCTAATCTTAAAAAATGTTCAAAAAGAAAGAATAGTTGTGATGAACATTTTTGCAGAGTTTTAGATGTAGAATTCTTTGATCAGAAGATCCTTGAATATGAATTGATGAAAAAAGCATTATGCAATTTTAGGGATGAGGTGCTGTCACAATCATGAAAAAAACACATAGCATCATCAATGACATTATACATGACGTTCATCATGAAATGAAAAGGCCATACATTATGTATAATGTGGCATCATTTGACACAAGTAGCGTAAGCATACAAGACGTCCACAAATAATAAGGTTATCAGCTATATTCGCAACAGCAAGTATATGTTTAACTGAGCCAGGTTTGAGCTATGGAGATTATGATGGGAAAAAGTGATCCAATAATATTCAAAGAATATTACAAAATGACATGTGACACGTTAGCACCTAAAAGTGTAGCGTTTTTAGGGTTTAGCGGCGAAAATGCCTACACAAAGACGATCCATTCAGAGTATCGTGATTTTTATGACCTCACATTAAGAAATTGGGATGTTAATGAACCTTGGTCATTAAAAAGAAAATATGATCTTATAGTATGTACAAGAGTTGCTTACTTTGCGAAAGATCCAGTTGGGCTAGTTGATAAATGCCTGAACCATCTTAACTCTGATGGCCGACTTTTTATTGATTGGGGCTTCGGCGATCATTGGCGCTTTAAAGATTTTAAGGTTGGATGGGTAAGAGATGGGGAGCATGAATTTGCATATAAGCCAGATAATTTTTTACATTCTGGCTATTGGCATCCAGACTTAAATGGGTTATATGATGTAAAACAATTCTGGAAATATGCAAAAAATGTCGGCAACTACACTGATGAAGACGATTTACAATCTGTTATTAAAGCAGAGACGCCTGCTTTAATAACAGACGAATTTGATGATAGGATAACCAAAATTAGTGTTAAATTTTTATGGCCTGACTCACCGCAACTGTACATAATGGTAATGTACAAATGAATAAAGCCACAGATTTTGTAGCAGGCGTATTGTGTTTTCACAGAGTGCACAGCCGTGTAGGTCGCTATGGCATCGTCGTATCCGCTATAAACCCCCGCCTGGTGACCGTCGGATTCAATGAATGCTATGTTACATTGTTTGATATAGAAACGAGTTCTATGATGACTTATTTCTCTGGTGATTTAACAGTCGTGGCAACTTTATGAGCAATATATTAAAATTCGGAGATTTGTGTACAATTATTAATTATCACTGGCTGGGATATGTCATTTACCTATATGACATTAAGATAAGCGCTGGTGACCCAATAAAGGAGTATAATTGTACGCGTGTATATTCATTAAGGCGCAAGCGCGTAAATACACAACGTGATATTGTCCTAGGGCGCGTCACATGTTTATAAAAAAGAATGCTGTTTTAATTAGTGACTTCTTTTGGAGTACAGTTCCGTATGATGGCCTGCGCCTTTATGACAAGCTAAGTAAAGTAACATCGTGTGATTTATTGATGTTCAAGGATGATATTAGACTAAATAAAAAGTTTACTGGAAATGAAAAGTTCCATTTTGATATTGCGGAGTTCACTAGTAGAAGGCCTATTCTATTAAAAGATTGGTCAGATTTTGTAAAAAAGTCTGCAAATTACGAATCGATTTTGTGTTCTTCTCATATAGCACCGAAGATAAGGTTTCCGAAAGGTCTCCGTGATGCTGTGCAATGTAACTTATGTGCCTGGGATATTGGCGGTGCAGATATTCTAACAAACGCTACACACTTTGCTACGCATTTTTTTGTAAAGGGTAACATATGGAAAAATTGGCTTGTTAGAATGGGTTATAATGAAAATAATATTTTCGTCACTGGTTCTCCCCACTATGATCCATACTTAGGATGTAACACAAAAACAGAGAAGGGTTCTATCTTAGTCGTTCCGTCAAATCCAAAAAGCCATCAAGAGCAGTTTAAGCAAAATATGCATGTGCTCACGCAGTTGAGTCATGAGAAAAATATAAAAGTATACGTTAAAACATATCCCCATGACTATCTTTTTTATGAAAGTGAGAGAAAGTATACTGGCGTTTATAGAAGACCTATCGGTAATAAACCGCAATATGAAATGCTGAAGAGTATGTTTCCTACATTTTCGATAGTCGACAGCCAAAATCACTTTGAAGTGATGTCAAAATGTGAGAAAATTTTCAATATGTCTGGAAGCCATATTTCTTGGGAAACTTATTTTACGGGTGTTCCTTGTTACGCTATGAATATGGTGGGCAAGTCTTACCACAAAGGAGTAAGTTATCTTCCAGAATATGTGGTATATCCTGATGATCTTGTTAATATACACATAGATTCTATCGACAAAATGCTCGGTCCATGTCCACGAATTGATTATAGTGGCATGTCAGACTATATTTTGAAAGAAAATGCAGTAGATAATATTGTTACGTCTTTTTTAAACATCTAAGCAATAAGGGGTAAATTAAATTAATGTCAATTAAGATTATAGCAGAAATAGGGATTAATTGGAATGGAAATTTTGACCTTATTCCCGAACTCATTCGCCAAGCTTCACTATCAGGTGCAGATTTTGCAAAGTTTCAACTATACTCATCGCAAAGCTTATTTGGTGACAGTTCAAGGGCTCATAATGAATTAACTTTTGGACAACTAGAAAAAATAAAGAAGTTTTGTGAGCACTATGATATTAAATTGATGATATCTGCATTTGATAAGATCCGATTAGGGTGGTGCGGTTTACTTGATATCGATGCGTATAAGGTCGCCAGCAGGACAGTCAAGCATGACCCTGCTCTTGCATCATTAGTAACGAGTTTAGCAAAAAAATTGGAAAAAGATGTCTATGTTTCTCTAGGGATGCATGATAATGAAGCTTTACCTTTTAAATTATCTGGATATACAAAGTTCTTAAACTGCATCTCTAAATACCCTACGACGTTTATTGATCAAGCACCCCTTAGGGATTACGTCGGCAATGTTATCGGCTTAAGTGATCACTCTTTTGGTTTGGGTGCGCCGCTTTATCATATTGCACAAGGTGCTGATGTTATAGAGAAGCACTTTACACTAAATAAAACAATGAGTGGTCGTGATCATCTAGGTTCTATGACACCAGATGAATTAAAAGGTTTAAGAACTTATGGCAACGAAATACAGAGAGCAAGAAATGCAATCAAAAGATAAAAAAGTACTATGTGTCGTATTAGCTAGGGGCGGTTCTAAAGGAATCCCTTACAAAAATATATACCCTATCGCGGGAAAATATTTGATCCAATGGACGCTAGAGGCCGCACTAGACTCCGGCATTTTTTCTGACATTGTAGTCAGTACAGACGATGAAAATATTGCATTAGCTGTTAAGACATCGACACAAGAGGTTAAAATCATCGACAGACCAAAAGAATTGGCTGGCGATAATGTTTGGTCACGAGATGCATTAAAGCATGCTGTTCTTGAGGCAGAAAAAACATTGCTCACTAATTGCGATACATACGACTACGTGTTCGAGCTGCCATGCGTCGCACCACTAAGAAATAAAAAGCATATTAATGAAGCTGCGGAACTTCTATTCTCTTCTCCTGACATTACTGGCGTGACATCAGTAACAATGATGCAAGATAAGCATCCACGCAGAATGAAAAGAATACTGGATGATGGAACATTTACGGATTTTTGCAAAGAATTTCCTGAAGGTGAGGGTTCTAGAAGGCAAGACTTAGAGCCATGTTACATTAGAAATGGTGCTATTTATTCTATGACAAGAGATACGATCATCAATGAATTTTCTAGGCATGGCAAAAGGTGTTTAGCGTACATTATGCCAGAAATGGAATCAGTAAACATCGATACTAAACTTGACATGAAGATTGCGGAACTACTATTAAATGAAAAATTATAAAAGAATTAAGCTAGATTGCCCAATTGATTGGTTGGAAGAAGATTTAAATTTGTATCTAAACTCTCATGGGTTTATGATAGATAACTCTAGCCCAAACTATCTTGTCGTTAATCCAGGGACTGATAGATTTTTGGGCGAAGATTACTTTAGCGATTATCCCACGCTAGTCCATGTAGGAACACCTTCGACGGGCAAAAACCACGTCGACACTGATTTGTTAGCAAAAAAGCGGGTAAAATTTAGTAGCTTACTTGATAATAGGGATGAGCTCACAAAAATAACAGCATCTTCAGAGTTTACATGGTTACATATTATGAGCGCTTATAGAATGTTTCTTGCAGCTTTAGCTGGAACTGCTTCTTGGCGCGAGACTGCAAATGAAAGCAAACTAAGAAGCAGACAGCTATCAGGTGCGACGATTGGGATTATAGGCTTTGGTCGTATCGGGCAAAATATCGCAAGATATGCATTAGCTTTTGGTATGCGCGTAAAGTTTTATGATCCGCATATATACAGACAACGTCACAATGCCACAAAAGAGTACTCAATTGCCGACTTGGCGACATGTGATATTATTTCTATCAACTGTTCATTAAATGAGTCTTCAACGAATCTCATTTCTCGTGGAACATTCGAAAACTTTAAAGATGGGCTGGTCATAGTGAATACTTCACGTGGTGAAGTTATTGATGAAGATTACATATGCGATTTAGTCGAGGCTAAAAAGATAATTTACTCATGTGATGTTGTTAGAAACGAACAGAATGCTGCATTGCTAGGCAAAACAAGAATTTTCAAACTTGCTAATGATCCCTCTATGGAACTTCATATTACACCTCATGTCGCAGGTGCCACCGTTGATAGCCAAAAAATAGCGCTCGAGGGCATATTAAGCCTAATGTAATGAATGCTTTTAATATAACAATCGCGATTTGTAATTTTAAGCAAAAAAAATGGATCCACAGATGCCTCCGCAGTTTGGCAGATCAAACAATTGGAAGCGGCAAATTCGAAATAATAGTAGTAAATGATGATCCTGATGATGATTTAACTGCAATCATAAAATCATGGTCTGATATTATGAACATTAGGCTTTTCAATAATGATGTAAATATAGGGCTCCCAGCATCATTAAATGTAGCTTTAGAAAATTCTCGTGGTAGATATTTTTTTCGAGTTGATGCTGATGATTATATTTCTAAACATACACTATATGTCCTTTCATTATTTTTAGATATGAATAGAGACTATCAAGCTGTTGCATGTGATTATAACGAAGTAGATAATTTGGGGAAAACTTTGGCTCGTAAGCATTCTGAGGATGATCCTATAGCCTGTGGCATAATGTTTACGTATGAATCGTTATGTGATGTTGGGTTTTATGACAAGACATACAAGATGAGAGAAGGTCATGAGTTATTAAAAAGATATGTAAAAAGGCATAACATCTATTATATGCCGATGCCTTTTTACAGATACAGAAAACATAATGATAATAGGACAAATGATATAGCAAACGTCGCTATATACGATGAGAGATTACAAAGGGCATGATTGACGAAAAAACTAAAGTAGTAATTATTGGCGGTGCACCAACTGTAAAAGACGTCAAGCTTGGTTCACTTGTTGACGCTTTTGATTTAGTTGTCCGATGTAACAATTACACCACATCAGGATTTGAGCAATACGTTGGAAGCAAAACTGACATTTGGGCAATTAATACATCACGCAGCACAAAACGCCGTGATTGTCGGGTGTATAAAGAGGTATGGCACAAAAATCAGCCAGCACATAAACTTGCTGCAAAAATGCACCAGCCCAAATCAGTAATCAGGATGCTTGATCCAGATCAATGGGACGAAAGATTTGCAACTATGAATGAACCCAACCCATCTATAGGTTTTAGAGCCATTGCTCATGCGCTGCACTACTATAAAGATGTTACTGCTTTTGGTTTTACATTTTTTACAGATACAGATGATGGATTTTATAAACATTATTATGAAGATGTAGCGCTGAAAGAATATTACAAGAAATTTTTTATAAAGGGTAATTGGGCAAAGGACGAAGAAGAGCGTGAGATATTCAAGCAAGCATTAGCTGACAATAAGAATGTTGTCAGAGGTGATCATCATAAGGGTGCACTTGAAAAAGAGCATGCTAATAAGCTATATAATGAAGGCACATTAAAATTGTTATACCCTTTCGAAATAACAGACGGCAAGAGTGATGTCATATAAATTATTACAGAATGTGACAAAGGACGATCTGAGGCTGGATCCGTATCCCCATGTTGTTATTAAAAATGCATTGCCATCCGCAGAATGTGACAAGCTAGTTGACGAGTTTCCCGCAGATCACACTATCGCAAAGAGCGCAAACTTGGGTAGCAATCAGCGTTTCAATTATTCATCATTTGATATATTGAATGATTCCCAGATTAATGAACACTGGAAGAAGTACGTTCAAGCAAACACGGGCAAAGATTTTTTTGAAGACTTTGTTGACATTTTTGGTGATGCATTAAAAGTGGAATACCCAGCATTCTACAAGAAGTACATTTTAAACAATGCATTCAAAACAGGCATTTGGGGCGCTAATACACAGCATGATGGTGGGATCAACGTAGCTGCAGATATTAACAGTCCCGTATTAAAAACCTCTTCAGTACAAAGAGGCCCTCATTTAGATCAACCTAATAAATTGATTTTCGGGTTGCTATATCTAAGGCCTCCCGAAGATACCACACCTGGTGGCGATTTAGAAATTTATAAGCTAAAAAATAAGAAGAGTTTTAAATTTGAGAGAAATGGCAGGCACATAGATGCAAAATATATAGAGCTTGTTGATACTGTTAAATACGAAAAAAACACTCTTGTCTTAGGTCTAAATACATTACGGAGTATTCATGGCTTAACTCCTAGAGAGCCTACAAAGGTATCAAGAAGGTTTTCGAATTTCTTTATTGAGCTAAAGAAGCCACTATTTGATCCTAAGGAGACGTCATGGGACGATTAGCACAACTCGGATTAAAAATTTTAGATTGCACATTGAGAGATGGTGGATACTACACTGGTTGGAATTTCGATAGAGATATAACAGAGCGGCTAGTAACGTCACTTGACGAAGCAAAAGTAGATATTATAGAACTTGGATATAAGTCAAGATTAGAAGGCGGTATCTTTAGAAGGTGCGAAGAAAAAGATTTAGCTTATCTACCGAAACTTGAACACTCAAAGTATTGCTTCATGATTGATTTAAAAGATTTCTCTTCTTATCATGAAATAACACAAATTGATGCTCTTGTACCCGACGAAAAATGCTCAATATTCAGTTGGTGTAGGGTAGCCACAAGATATAAGGACATCGAGACGGCTGCTAAAGTTTGCTTTTTACTAAAGAGAAAAGGGTATAACGTTGCATTAAATGTGATGTGTATATCACAGTTGACTAGTAAGGAGTTACGTGTTGTTCAAGACGCATTTTCATGTCGAAGTTATGCTGACGTACTATATCTAGCTGACTCATATGGGTCATTAAGCACAGCCGGTTTAACAGAGATTATGAATGATTTTGGTAAGTATAGTCCCATGGGTTTGCACTTACATGATAATTTAGGCACATCATTGGCAACAGCGATACAGTCTTTGAGTACACCTAATATCAGATATATAGATGGCACGATTGCAGGGATGGGGCGCGGCGTAGGAAATTTACGTTTAGAGCAATTCCTACCACTAGTAAAAAGTTTAAGACCTGATACTGACATAGCATATTTGGAACATACGATTCATGATTTTGAGTCGCTAAAACAAAAATACGACTGGGGATGGAGCCAAGCATACCAACTGTCAGGCTTAAATGACATCCACCCATTTTATTGTATGAAGTTAAAGCAACGGGGTTTTGACGATTTTACGTCATGCAAAATTTTAAGCAGGGTTGATGAAAGAAAAGTATCATTCGATCCAGCATATTTGCAAGAATTAATTGACTGCAATAATAAGAAGGAAGTTGCTGTTATCATTCCTGCAAGATTTGAGTCAACAAGATTTCCAGGAAAGCCACTCGTTAAGATTAACGGCACGCGAATGATAATCAGGGTTGCTGAGCTTGTTTCTAAGGCAGTGGGCAAAGAAAATGTTTATATCGCTACAGACTCAGAAGAAATTAGGGAACATGTCGAAGAAAGAAAATTTAATGTGATTTTGACGAGTAAGAATTGTATGACAGGAACGGATAGGGTTGCAGAAGCTGCGAAGAAAATAAACGCTAGCACTATCATAAGTGTACAAGGCGATGAACCGCTGTTAGAACCTGGGCTGATAACTAGGGTGTTGGCTGCTAAGACACAATTTCCTGGACATGTAATTAATTGCGCATCTAAACTAGATCCAAACAATCAAACGCCTTCAGACCCCAAGATGCCCAAGATGGTTTTAAATAACGAAAATGAATTGCTCTATGCATCACGTTCTCCAATCCCAGGAAACAAAAAGGGTATAATAAATGATAACGTTGGTACTTTGCTAACGATGAAACAAGTGTGTGTATACGCTTTCACTAATATACAACTTGAGCGGTATGCAAGTATTATGTCAAAAACACGCCTTGAAGCACAGGAAGATATAGAAATATTACGTTTTCTTGAATTAGGCATACCAGTTAAAGTTGTTATTGAAGAAAATGTTTTTACGCATGCTGTTGATTATCCAGAAGACATTCCAATTGTCGAAGGTATTTTAAATGCTAGATTATGATTTGTACATTTTTGATTTTGATGGTACAATTTTTGACACAAATAAGATCAAAAATGACGCTTTTGAGTGTGTTATAAAAGAAGTATGTCCACAAAGATACTTGCGCCGCTACATGAAGAAGTTAAATACATATAATGAAATGACTCGACGTATAAAATTTGATGTATTAGCTGATGTCATTGAACCAGAATGTAGATATACTTTTGTAGAAAAATGCATTAAAAAATATGAAAGTATAATAAGCGAAAGTTTTATGAATGCAGAATTTATACCTGGCGCAGCCAATTTTTTGAAGAAAATAAAAGGAAAGCGGAAATTCATTGTGTCTGGAGGCAAAGAGTCTGAGATAGCTGCATTACTCAAGAAGCATAGTCTGCTTGGCGAGTTTGAAGCAATTTATGACGGCGAAAAATCGAAGTTTGATCATTTTTTTATGATTAAACACAAGTCTCCGGGCGCTAAAAGGTTATCAATCGGCGATTCTAAACTAGATTATTCATCATCTATTGATCACGTTAATAATTTTGTTTTTGTTCAATGTGCCTCTCAAGAAGAAAATACGTCATGGTTTAGAGATAATAACGCAATTTTGATAAATGACTTTAGGGAACTGATATGAGAAGATACGAAATCGAGTCTGATCTACAGGTAGCTGGACAAGCAAAAAAGCATAGTCTTCCTAGGCGTCGTGCCATGACAAAAAAGCGTGCACCAAAGCGAGAAAAAGAGATTGACTTAATGATTTCGTCATTACCAAAGTTTGAATCTGTTTTATGCGTAGGGTGTAGAGATGATTCTGAGGTCCAGAGCTTTATTGATAGGGGCTTCGTTGCTTCTGGGCTTGACATTTCTAATAAATCACCTCTGATATTGCAAGGCGATGCTCATCTCTTGACAGACATTTACGAAGAAGACAGCTTTGATGTTATATATTGTGTCGATGCAATCGAGCATATGCATGATACAGAGCTTGTGTTGAAGAACTTTAGGAAAGTTGCTAAGCTTGGTGTTTTTCTTGATCTGCCTGTGTATCCAGGATTGGCAGAGTTAGATGAAAATCATTGTTCGATCTTTCATCTAATGGACACAAATAACGCAAAAAGATTCGAAGATTCGAAGAGACGCCAGAATTCCTAAAAGACTTCAGCACTCTAGAACCATTTAAGTTGGTAAATTATGAATATGATGCGGGTGCGCATCACACAACACATAGAGGTGTTGGATTATTTCAAATGATATTTTCATTTGAGGAGAAATTAATGACACGAAATATTAAGGCAAAGTTTGTATTGGGTGATAACCACCTTGACGTTTATGATGAAAAGCATGAAATGCTCGCAGAGGTTCTTAAAGAAATGAGTAAGGAGAAAAAGTAAGATGGTAAAATATTATTGGTCAAGTACCCCTGGGCAGTTTGTTAATAAACTGACAGGTATACGAACAGCACCAGTCAGTCCAGCTCGAGGACCAAGCTGGACTGGTAAACCAGAACACTGGTTATCAACATTACAAGAAATTATTTACGATGTACAGAGGCAACTCACTAAAAATTTTGCGCAGGGTACGATCTATGCTTCGCCAGCTGTTTTAAAGATTTTTAAGAACTGCAGTCAGTATACATCTGCTGGTTCTGGCCAGCTATCTACGGGGGTTATTGCTGGGAAGTTTTCATTCGATGATAGTAGTTTAGATGTATTGTGTTCTACTCAGAATGGAGCAATAGTCGAATTGAACGTAAATGATGAATTTGGAACACTGCAAACAGGCACAGTAGAAGTTTTAGATTTAAAATAGTGTAAGCATGAATTCATAAATCACTAAATTTAAACTTAAAACACACGCTGACATATAATAATTTATATGTCAGCGATTATTGATCCCAGTACAGGTTTACCAGTAGACTTTAAATCCACAGAGGTAGATTGGCCTACTGGTAAACCCCACGTCTCGTATTCTGAGCTCGCCAACTGGCTTGAGTGTAGTTGGAGGCACAAACTCTTATATATCGAAAAGCTTGGTACATTTTCAACTACACCCCATGTTGGGTTAGGGACTGCATGTCATAATGCAAATGAATATTTCATCTCTAAAGGAACAATGAATAAACAGATAGCATTTGACTTTATTCGTAAAGACTGGAAAGATAATCATGAAGCATTTATGAATGGGCCCTTTCCTGATTGGTCTCCAGGGGGATATGGTAATGTAGATGATTGGCTCAAAAAAGCAGACAATATCCTTAACAGCATTCCAAAATTCCTAAATAAAGAATTTCCTGGTTGGGAGTGCTTTGGTGCTGAAGAAAGGTTATACGAACCCATCGAAGGATTACCTATATCATTGAAAGGTTTTATTGATGCAGTCTTTAAGGTCATGAAGAAGAATGGTAAGGTAATTTACTGGATTATTGACTGGAAAACATGCGGTTGGGGATGGACACGTCATAAAAAGCAAGATTTTAAAGTACAGCTGCAATTGATTTTGTATAAGAGCTTTTGGGCAAAAAAGCATAATATTCCTCTAAAAGATATTAGGTGTGCTTTTGCTTTGCTTAAGAGAGATGCAAAGATAGGATCACCGGCAGTGCAATTAGTGCCAGTTTCAGTAGGTCCAAAAGCTGAAGCTAAAGGATTAAATATTATTAAGAATCATGCGAAGGCTGTTAAGAAAGGGTTCTTTTTGAAAAATAGGGATTCATGCAGGTTTTGTGATTTTGAAAATACGGAGCATTGCAAAAATAGCATGTGATATAATAGTTAGTATTAATGTTATTACAAGAATTTATTAGAGTATTTCTTAAAGAAGATGCCGCCGAACCAGAGTGGGAAAAGCATGCCTTAGGTCAAGAAAGGGGCACTGGTGAATTAGATGTACCATCAGAGAGAAGGGCATCACATCAGCTGGAGCGTTACGTAGATGGAGGCGGGGGCATATCAAAAGAGACAATAGCTTTAATACGTGATATGGCTGATGATTATCCTAATGTTCTCAAGCCGGCACAAGAGTTTAAAACTGCATACCGAGTAATACTTATTACGAAATTGGAAGAATTAGAAAAGCTTAAGCTCCACGCCGGCCACCAAACGTTTAACTATAAAGCAGGTGGCGGCGGCGGAATGTCACAAACGGAAGATGTTTCATCTTGGACTACATCATATAAAAAAATTGGTGATCTTGCAATGCTGCATAGCAATTTTCATTCGGAATACTATAATCCATCTGGGTATAAAGACGAAGATGAGTGGGATTACCCTGCTTGGGTGGTAGTGTTTTCTGCGCCAATACAAAATAACGGATTTTATTTAAATTGGAAAGAGGTTCCGATGCTATTCGATATTGGCCAAGATGAAGTATTATTATTCGGCGATGTTAGATGCACTGCAAATGTTACTCAAGTCGACAGCCAAAACGAGCTATATCAATTTAGTGATACATTTTGTTAACTTTATGCTAATATGAACTATGATATCAATTTGTTATTACTGTGAAAAAGAACCTACTATCATAGATTTTGGATCAGGTAAACACATACTACCCTGCAGAGCATGTCACTCATCGCCCCCAATCCCAGAAGGATATTATAGACTTAACAGTGGAGAAGAAGTTCTTCCAGGTGATGAAAGATGGGATAATGAATCAGGCGAGACTGCTGAGTGGCGTGACATTGGGGCACATGATATGGCATATACGGACTACAGGTGGTATGTCGATGATGATGAAATTATAATTCGCTTTGGAAGTAAACAACAAAACAAAGCAAGTTATAATCCTAACATGAATGAATTTGAAAATGAGTCTAATGAAGATATAAGCAAGGTTGTTGTCGTAAAAGTTGACGTGTCATGTATAGCAACTGAGCTTATCACCGATTTCATGAAAGACTACCAGGAAAGAATATTTTCGCAGGCTTTAAAAGACCTTGGGTACCTTTACATTTTTTTGCCTGTTAAAGTGCCTACGACAATAACGTTTATTGATCTTGAGACGATGGAATCTGCTACAGCTTAATTTAAATACAAGCACTACATATACAGTTATAATCAATAACAAATGAACACTAGAAAAAAGAAAAAGGTTTTAGTGCTGTCGGACCACCCGTTATCTACCTCGGGCGTCGGCGTGCAATCTCGCTACCTGATCAATGGTCTTTTAGAAACTGGCGAATATTCATTTAGGTGTTTCGGCGCTGCTGTCAAACATTCAAATTATGACGTAGTAAAGGTAAGCGATGATTTTATTATCAAACCGATCGACGGCTTTGGTAATAGGGATATGCTTAGATTAGCTCTAGCGACTGAGAAGCCTGATGTATTATTCTTATTTACAGATCCTAGATTCTTTATTTGGGTCTGGGAGATGGAAGAAGAAATTCATCAAATTTGCCCAATAGCTTATTGGCATGTTTGGGATAACGGCCCATGGCCAGCGTATAATAAGGTACTGTATGAGTCTACCGACTTAGTAAATTGCCATTCACATTTGACATATAATATGGTAAAAGAGCATTTCCCAAAAAAGACAAACTTTATACCACATGCTCTTCCGAAAGAGTTATTCAACGTATTACCCGCTGGCGTAATCAGGGAAAACAAGATTAACCTGTTGGGAAAGAAAAATGCTGATGCATTTACTGTATTATGGGTAAACAGGAACGCGAAGAGGAAGCGGCCAAATGATGTTTTAGTCTCATGGAAGCTTTTTCTTGATAAACTAGAGCTAAAGCATGGTCACAGGAATGCAACAATGGTGATGCATACCGACCCACTGGATGACCAAGGCTCAAATTTGCTAAAGACGTCAGAGATGCTTGATATAAATGAAAGTGTGTTTTTTTCTAAAGAGAGACTATCTTTCGAGCAAATGAATATATTACATAATATATCTGACTGTTGTCTTAATATTTCATCTGCTGAAGGTTTTGGGCTATCTACATTGGAATCTATGCAATGTGGTAAGCCCATTATTGCTGTAAAAACAGGCGGTCTAACTAGGCAGGTTGTTGATTATCGAGATGATACTGAGAATGGTATTGCACTTGATGTAACTCAACGTTCTTTGGTCGGATCACAGATGGTTCCGTACATTTACGAAGATTATTGCACAAATGAAGCTGTTTCTGACGCATTGCTAGAAATGTACGAAAAGGGCCCTGATGAGCGAGAACGCCTGGGCAAGAAAGCAAGAAAGTATGTACACTCAGAGTTTGATTTGAAGACGACGGTTTCTGACTGGCATAAAACACTTAGCGCAACAATCGATAAATGGGAAAATAACAGGGAAGAAATTTACTCTCCATGGGAGCATAAGGTTTTATGAAAAAAGTTATTCTAAGAGCACCAGTATTAAGCCAAAGTGGGTATGGCGTTCATTCTAGACAAATTGCTAGATGGCTTCTTGGTAGAGATGATGTAGAATTGTTTGTTGAACCTGTACAGTGGGGCGCGACACCATGGTATCTAGACAGTGACTTAAAAGATGGTCTCATTGGTAAGTTGATGAAGAAAGCAAGCCCTGCAGAAAATGAGACGTATGATATGTCTGTGCAGGTACAACTTCCGAATGAGTGGAATTACAAGCTGGCGCGTGTTAATGTAGGCGTAACGGCTGCCGTCGAAACTGATGTTTGCAATCCAGCTTGGATAGACAGTGTTAATATGATGGATCACGTTATCGTACCATCAAGCTTTACGAAAGACGTTCTTGTAAAAACGTCGCAATCAACTGGCAAAGAAATCACAACACCCATACACGTAATTCCAGAGTCATTTATTGACAGCATTTTTGATGAAGACGCTAGCATTGACTTAGAACTAGATACAGATTTCAATTTTTTGTTGGTTGGTCAAACGACCGGTCAAAACGCTGATAACGATAGAAAAAGTATATTTCATACGATCAAGTTGTTCTGCGAAGAATTTAAGGGAAACAAATCTGTCGGGCTTGTGTTAAAAACGAATAATGGGCGAGATACAAAAATTGATAGACAGATTACGACGAACTTATTAAAAAGCGTACTACAGCAAGTAAGAACCGGTGAGTATCCTAAGGTACACTTGGTTCATGGGACATTAAATGATAAAGAGATTGCAGGCCTGTACAGACACCCTAAAATGCATGCATTTTTGAGTATGACACGAGGGGAAGGTTTCGGTTTACCATTACTGGAGGCTGCAGCATCGGGTTTAACTGTCATCGCGACGAATTGGTCAGGCCACCTTGACTTTATGAATTTGGGTAAATTTATAAAGTTAGACTTCGAATTAAAAGAGATTCATCCATCAAGGGTAGATGGTAGGATTTTTGTAAATGGATCAAAATGGGCTGAAGTTAATCAGAAATCTGCTAAGCGCAAATTGAGAAAATTTAAAGAGAAGCCTGATGTACCTTTTAAATGGGCAGAAGATTTGGCGGAAGATATCAAAGCCAAGTTCTCTTTCAGCGCTATCTCTAATTTATACGATGCATTTTTTGAAGAGAATATACAATGACTGGTTGGATTGCATTCGGCGTAATTCTGGTGCTATTCCTAATCTCAGTTAGGTATAACTTCGTTTTTGCAAAAAGAATTTTTAAGTTTAATGATGCTACAGAAGATGCATTAAGAATTTTAGATGATGTGTATAACTCAGTTTATGATGTTCTTGAGATGCCTGTAGCCGCCGATAGCGAAGAGATTAGATTTGTTGTCAAGCGTGTAGATGATGCGCACAGTGCAATATTGCAGGTCTCGAACATCATGGCTCATGCTGCCAATGATACTGTATCTGATGATCAGGATACAGGCCAGAATTCACCCGCCGACGCCTGATTATCTAATATTCTTAATCAATATATCCACCACACCTTTATTTCGGTGAAACAAGATGTATTTTATGAATAATGACAACTATTAAAAGAAGAAGAAAAATTTCTCGTCGAAAGTCCGGTAAGAAGCCGAATATGTATTTTCACGAAGGTACGGCGGCCGCGATTGATGCATATCAGGCAACGGATGACTTGAAAGAGCGACAAAAGCTATATAACACAGAAATATTACCTGCATTTAGTAAACTAGTAGAAAACTTGATTTTTATTCATGGGTTTAGAGGGCTTCATGATACATACGAAGATTTAAAGAATGATTGCGTATCATTTCTATACGAGGCTATCTGTAAATTTGACGCTAGTAGAGGCTCCAAGCCCTTTTCATACTTTAACGTGGTAGCGAAAAACTGGTTAATTATTAGATCAAAACAGCGGATGAAGAGTATAAAGAGGAATATAAGCATCGACGATCGCGATCATGTTGGCCGAAGAGACTCAGAAACAATTGAAAACTTTCAAGTTATTCCAGCACAGGATGAGCAAATGCTCGAGTGGGAATTTTTAAAAAATATCAACTGTATGCTTAAAGAAATATCTAATCGTATTACAAACGAGAATGAAATTAAGTGTATGAATGCAATTGTGCATATTTTTGATGTTGTAAGTGATCATAACGGAACCCCCGGCAGTGATATAATGTTAAATAAACGAGCAGTCTTTAGATACATAAGGGATATATCAGGACTAACGCCTAAACAGCTTACTACCGTCATAGCGTCTTTAAAAAAACACTATCGTGAATTAAAACATAATCCAGAATTTGGCATATTTTGAATAACGGAGTAATTATCTAAATGGACAATGAAAAAGATATATCAAAGGGTGTCGTCGCAACTTTAGACAGCGCCCAGTCTGATGTTGAAGAATTTAATGATTTAATTTCAAAAATTAGTTACGTCAGGCCTGAAGTTAGAAAATTGTGGCAAGAAACTTATCGCAACGCCGTTGAAGATAGAGTAAACGCTTCTTTATTATTTCTCGATCTATATAAATTTGTTGCTAATAGTAGGGAGGGCCACTTAAATTATGGTGATAAGATTACAAGATATCTAGAAAAGATGTCGAAAGCAAATGAGCAATTGTTAAAAATATCTGAGATGGCTAACGCTGCTAAGCCCGAAGACGAAGAAATAGACGCAGACGATCTATACGAGACGATTGCAAACGAAAATGACATAACATAATATGACTGGTATACTTACAAAGAAAGGGCTTCGAGCAGATAGAAAGCTATTCGCAGGAAGCTCGAATCGTGATTCTGAATTGAATGATTTGATCTCGACGTCACCTACACCTTTCATGAAGCGAGCAGTCGTCGTCGACGTAATCTTTGATCCGCAAGCGCAACGTAAAGAGTTAGCAGATATTTTTACCGATCGCGAACTCTTAACACCTGAGCTCTTAGACAGTATACCCAATGATAGTATCATAGCTCGTGTAGTTTCACTCGGTGAAGATAGACGAGACCAAACACCTGCAATATTTTACCCATTTCATTCGCATGTTAGGGTCCCTATAAAGCCAGGTGAACACGTCTGGGTCTTTTTTGAAAACCCAGCTTCTTCATTGGACCAGGGTTTTTGGATAACAAGAATTAGAGAACCCAGCGACATAGATGATCCAAATTTTACACATGCAGATAGAAAGTTTATTAGCGATAGAACACCAACAACACTAGATAGACTGAATGAAATTCAGGCTTTTGATAATCTAGCTCAAGATGTGAAGGAGAGGATAAAGAGAACATCAGGTACAGGGCCACAATTCCCCAATGGCGGAAGTACGGAGGAGTCTTTTACACTTGCCGACGTCGACGCTTACGAAAGAATAAATGACGAAGCTATCGCCTCTCGTGTATTTACGCCTGAAGTCGTCCCCAGATATAATAAGAGACCAGGTGACATTGCTTTTGAGGGTTCTAATAATTCTCTTCTTGTTCTCGGTGAAGATAGAACTGGAACATCTGCTGACATAAACCAGGGTAATATCATAGGAAAACCCACAGGAGACAAGTCCAGCTCTGCTGGAATGTTTGATTTAGTTGTAGGCCGCGGCCTCAATGAGGATGGCGTATTTCCGCAACCAGGAGCTCAACCAGCGGGTACATCTCCGAATGTCATCCAGAATGCTAGAGGGTTATTAGAAAATAATAAAACTCGTTCGGCTCAACATAACTTGAATGAAGGTAATCCAAGTTTTGAGAATGATGCTGCTCGAATCTATGGTAGCATGGATACTGATGTAGATTTAAATTTCGGAAAACCATTACCTAATCTTGAGGCAGGAAATAAACCAGTTGTAGTAAACACCGGTCCTGCTATTATAGTCAAAACGCTACATAATAGAATTATCGCTAAAAAAGACGGTACAATAAGAATTGTAAAAGAGGGTGATGAAGACAATGAGCAAGGCACTGGAAGGGCTGTCATTCTTATAGAGCCTGATGGTTCTATTATGATAGATGGTCCAAAAATAGTTTTGGGTTCTGGGATAGAGAAAGCAAATGGCAAGGGAGCGCAAGTCATTATCGGTAGAGATGCAACGGAACCATTGGTTATGGGTGACGAACTTAAAACTCTGATAGACGCCCACGGAGCGAATATCAACAGCAACATTGCTGCATTTGCCGATGCGATAACTTCTGGACTTACACCCTTCACAGCGCCTCCTGGCAATTTTGGCAACCTCGGGGCACCAGTCCCAGGCTTAACTGGGGGCTTGAGTGCAATTATAAGCGCTGCATCTACATTAAAGGCTCAAATAAAGGTTTCAACTGATACACTGCAGAATAACACAATAAAATTTTTATCGAAAGTTGGGAAAACAAAATGACGATAGCTGATTTTTTTGTGTCCAATTCTGTTAGTGGCATTTCACCAGAGCTTATTGACGCTTTTGATACCTTGGGTCAAGCGCTGATGCGAGTAGCTATAAGCTTAGCTCCCAACCCAGCGTTACCGCTTGTTTTAACGCCGCTTGCTGTTAAAATAGCTGCACCACACCCGCCACCACCACCAGGTGCAGCATTTATTAACCTTATTGCTGCCGACATCACAAAATTTATATTGATACCACTGACGCTAGGGTCTGTTAACATCAAGACTCCTGCAGCAGTGGGCCTACCAGCTTTACCGATATCACCAGCGACTGCTACTGCAGCTCTTGCTATGCTACCCCCTAACCCATCTTTCATGAAAGCTGTTTTACAATGGGCGGTGTCATTAGTTCCCGTGGGTGATCTTCGTGTGCCAGGCGGCTTCATAATAATTTGACAACCTTTAGCTGTACGCAATAATTAATGGAATGGTGATTAGAGATTTTAAGAGCGTTGGCGAAAAAAGTTCGGCAAATAAGTTCAAGGCTAAGCAAAATGAAATCCCTATAGGCATCAAGACGCCTCTTAGATATGGATCTGCGAACGATGGAATATTCAGCATGCACTTTGACGTTGCTTCACAGATACAAGATAATTTAAGAAATTTGTTGCTAACAAACCACGGAGAGCGATTAGGACAATATAACTTCGGTGCAAATTTAAGAGAGCTTTCTTTAGAGCTTAGTCAAGAAGCATTTGATTTTGAGGCTATAACAAGGGTGAGAACTGCAATAAGCAAGTTCATGCCTGTTATTGAACCCAGAACATTCGAGTCAAATTTATTCATAGGAATGGAAAATAGTACAGATAGAGTTGATATCAAAATTACTTATGACGTTCCTAGACTAGAGATTACAGGGAAAGTAATGCAAGTTACAATTTTTGCCGGAGGATGAATAAATGGTTATAAATAGCAAAAAAGAGATAAAAAAAGTCAATAACAGATCATTCCTGAATAAGGACTTTGATTCTTTGAGATCAGAACTGCTGCAGTATGCGCGGACATTTTTTCCTGACAAGATTAGGGATTTTTCTGAGGCATCTGTCGGGGGCTTGTTCCTCGATTTCGCTGCTCACGTAGGTGATACAACTTCATTTTACTTAGACCATCAATTCAATGAATTAGATCCCACGATCGCTGTCGAGTCAAAGAATATCCAGCGCCACCTTAAAAATGCTGGTGTCCCCATTACTGGTGCATCGCCCGCCGCTGTCGCAGAAGAATGGGTTATAGAGGTTCCCGCGGAGCGCACTGGGGCGATTTACCGACCCATGGAATCAGCATTACCAGTTATCTATGCAGGTAGCATTGTTGAATCAGACTCTGGAATTAGCTTCGAGTTAACAGAAGATCTTGATTTTTCTAGTAGAGGCGCCGATGGTAATCTTAAATGCAAAGTCATCGTTGGAACATCTAGTGCAGATGGTAGCCCATTAACGTACTTATTAAAGCTCGGCGGCCCAGGAAACTCACCCAGAGCATCTGATGGGGTTTGTCTGTCAGGTTTACGAACGACAGAAACATTTACTATACAAAATACATTTCAACCTTTTCGTGAAATATCACTAGCGAACGAAGATGCATCAGAGATTATTTCGGTTACTGACTCTGAGGGTAATATATACTACGAAGTAGAGTCACTGACGCAAGATACTATATTCAGGGGTATACGAAATATTTCGACAGACAATGAGCTTGTTAATGAGAATTTAGAAGTAATACCAGCACCTTACAGGTTTACAAGTACAACCGACTTTGACACAAAGCTCACGACTATACGATTTGGCGCTGGAAATGCAGCTACATTGAATGATGATATTATTCCAGACCCAAGTGAATTAGCACTACCCTTATACGGCAAAAAAACATTTTCTAGATTTTCGCTTGATCCAGGCCAGCTACTATCTACTCAAACATTAGGTGTATCCCCGATCAATACAACAATTAGTGTTGTGTATAGATTTGGTGGCGGCCTATCACATAATGTTATCGCTAATACTATAAAGACAGTTTCCACACTTCGCATGGGATTTCCCGGTATTCCTGCTGCAGCGCTATCACAACAGATTCGTGCGTCTGTTTCCGTCAATAATCCGCACAGCGCCGCTGGTGGCGAAGAATCATTAACATTAGATGAATTGCGTTCAAGAATACCTGCTGCAAAGAATGCACAGTCAAGAATAGTCACGAAATCCGATTTACTCGCAAGAGTTTACACGATGCCATCTAATTTTGGTAGAGTTTTTCGTGCAGGTATTAGAACAAGCCCTAGTAATCCTCTTGCCGCGCAGCTATTTATAATATCAAGAGATATTGAACAAAGGCTCGTCATTTCTCCAGACTCACTAAAGAAAAACCTTCGTGTATTTCTCAATGAGTTTAGGATGATTAGCGATGCGATTGATATTCTTGATGCACAAGTTTTGAATATAGGCGTCGAGTTTAAAGTCGTTACTGAGCAACAAGCAATAAAGAATATAATCATTCAAGACATAATAACTCGATTACAAAGCTTTTTTGATATTAAAAACTTCCAGATAGATCAACCTATCCCGATCGATGACGTTAGAAATATAATTTTCAATAGTCCAGGTGTCGTATCAGTGTTAGAAACAAGATTTAGAAACCTAAGTGGTAAACAAAACGAAAGAGAGTACAGCGGCACAGCATTCGACGTTAATTCTAATATAAGAAAGAATTTAATTATAGGGCCGCCTGGATCAATTTTCGAAATGAAATATCCCAAATTTGACATAGTCGGCAGCGCAGTTTAACGGAGACGTCATGAAAAGACTATTATCAGCTAGTAAAGATACTTACATAACAAACAGAATAATACGTAATGCTTTTCGTGCGACAGACACAAATGTCGGTCAAGCAGGAACGTTGGATTTATTTAAGCTTGCGGGTGAATCTTCATACACTACTGATGGTCCACTGATCTCAGGAACGACAGACCCAATTGAGCTAACAAGACTCTTACTAAAATTTGATTTAAGCCCGTTATATGCATTAACATCTAGCATACTTGATATCTCTGATCAGTCATTTAAATGTACACTAAAGATGTTTGACGTAATCGGCGGGCAAACAATACCTTCAAACTTTACTGCGATATTATATCCGCTATCAAAATCATTTGATGAGGGACTGGGGCGTGATGTTATTTCATATGAAGATATAGATTCATGTAACTTCATTACAGCATCAACAGCAGGCGGATCAACGTCAATTTGGGCACAGTCTGGTGCCAATGCAATGGGATATGCAGGTCAGCAAAATGTTGACGTAATTACTGGCTCTACGTCTCTTGGTAACATGTTTGCAACACAATATTTCGCTGAGGGCTCTGAAGATCTTAGCATGGATATTACGTCTATCATCTCGGCGACGATGACAAACCAACTTCCAGACCATGGTTTCCGTATATCATTCTCAGGAAGTCAGGAAACAGATTCAAAGACCCGGTTTGTAAAAAGATTCATATCAAGACATAGTACTAATACAAGGCAGACACCCAGGGTCATCATCGGCTGGGACGACTCGGTGCATGATAACCACGAAAATTTTGAGTTTGATGTTAGCGGATCACTGTTTTTAAATAATTTTGCTCGGGGCCAACCATCGAATATAGTGTCAGGCACCGCAGCCACACAAATATCAGGTCTAAATTCTCTGTTGTTGACCGTCACGTCGGGGACGAACTCTGGTTCTCTTGCAAATTCGTATTTTTCGTTGACAACAACGGCATCACAACATCAGGTTGGTACGAATTTTATCCCAGGAGTCTATTCTGCATCATTATCAATCTCTTCATTTGAACCAGCACTTAGGGATGAAATAATAAATGCACAGTCAGCAACATTCACTGAAATTTGGGGTTCACTCGATGGTACGATAGGTTATCATACTGGTACGCTCGTAGTAAAGACTATACCCAAATCATCATTCTCTAATGTCCCTGAGCGTTTAAAGCTTAACGTCACAAATATGAGAGAATTTTTTAAAGTAACTGAGAAAGTTAGGTTTAGGGTATTTGCACAAGATGAGGGCACGTTTTCATTACGCTACACTAGAGTACCTATAGAAGCAAAAAGTGTAATTTTTGATAAAGCTTATTACAGAGTCAGAGATACGAACAGCAACGAAACTATTTTTGAATTTGATGAAACGACAAATTCAACAAAACTATCGACAGACTCATCAGGAATGTACTTCGATTTATTTATGAATGATTTAGATGTTGGAAGAGTTTATCAGATAGATATGTTAATAAATAACGGCGGCGTCAAGCAGATTTTTGAACGTGTTGGTGGCGTTTTTAGAGTAGATCCATAATGGCAAAAAGAACAGCACTCGATTTTGGTAAACCTAGGCTATTTTCATCGACGGCTATTCGTCGCATCGTCGACGATAATGGGTCTGTTGTCAATAAAAACGCACAAGATCTAGCAGACACAAATGTCGCCTCATCAGCCTCATTCAGATATGACCCACCATTTCTTGGCATCCGTTCGACACAACAGATTCCTACAGACTTTTCAAGCTTTGAAAATCATACATTTTTTAGCTCTGCTGAAGTCAATGTAAACGTTGCATTTGATAGAATTATTAATGAATACCCATTTGATGGAACAAGAAAAGAGGTTGAGGTATTTCTAGATTCATTAACGGGCTATGAGAAATGGGTATTTGATAGTTTCCCACGTAATAAAGGCTACTTATTCTTCTCTGGATCTTCCTCACCATCTTCTAGCGAGGGAACATACATTAGTGTTAAAGACTTTGCTGGACATCAATACCCGACTGTATCAAAGACAAGGTCGGGCGATAATATACTTGACCCTGGTCTAAACCCATTTACTACAGAATTCCACATTTATGTGCCGGCCGAGACAAACACAGCTCAAGTAATCTGTCAAAAACTTTCTGGATCAAGTAGTGGTTTATCGATTGCCTTGACGGGTTCCGCATCTACTGCAACATGTGGTCTTCTTTTCGGGGTTAGTTCTGGATCGCATACACTTACTACGAGCATGCCAATTACGAAGGGCCAGTTTTCGCATGTTGTAGCTACATTTGATAGAAGGCCAGGCATAAACAACTTACAGCTATTTTTAAACCAAGCGCTTGTTTCAACGTCATCGAACATTGAAGAAATGGGTTTAATAGACTTTACTACCTCACCCCTGATTATAGGTAGCGGTTCTTTACACACAGGTATAGTAACACCCGAAGCTACATTATCTGGAGCGATAGACGAATTCAGGGTATTTCATAGCGCCAGAACACTGAATGAACAAAAACTCTTTGCAAAAAAATCAATTTTTGCAACTCCTGAGCTAAAGTTATATTTTAAGTTCAATGAACCCTCAGGAACAATCGGTCCAGACAGCACGATTTTAGATAGTTCTGGAAACTCTTTACACTCAAAAATATCGAATTTTTCACTCAGTTTAAGAAATACTGGTTCTATTCCCGTACCTATGCTTTCGGAAAAATTAGCAGCGAACCCAATTTTATTTCCAAGCTACGCTGGTGTTGCGGCATTCAATGAAAGTTTATTGGCCTCGGCCAGCTTATATGATAGTGATAATCCGAATATCATTACGAAGCTTATACCTGACCACTACTTCTTAGAAGGTCAGGTACATGAAGGTCTTGGTAGCGAAACTGGTTCGATAGGTGATACACTGGCTGGTAGTGGTATTCCTGGTAGCGCAGAGTTTGGAACATCACAATTAATGTCATCATTTTTGTATACATGGGCAAAGTTTTTTGACGAAATCAAAATGATGGTTGACTTGTTTGGGTCAATTACACATGTTGATTATGACAAGCCAAACTTTACAGCCGATCAGTTTTTGCCGTTTCTTGCAAATTACTATGGCTTCGAAATGCCTGCATTTTTTGTGAATTCATCAATCGAGCAATTTATTGATGCAGAAAATATCGGTAGTGACATCAGCACGAATGCTCTAGCATTACAGTATGTCCAAAACCAAATTTGGCGCCGGATATTAACGAACATTAGCGAGATTATTAAGTCAAAGGGAACATTGCATAGTATAAAGTCACTCTTACGTTCAATGGGCATTGACGCAAATAGTAATTTCAAAATACGCGAATTTGGCGGCGCAACAAAAAGATCACTGCAGGATTCAAGAGAAGATAGATCTCGTGTAGGAACAATGCTGGACTTTAGTGGGTCTTTAGCATCAGTAGTTTCATCATTTAATACGCATGGCATTCCGAATAATAAACCTTTTTTGAAATTGCCATATCTCTCGGGCTCAAGAACAGAGGTTGGGTTCCCTGGTGCTCGCGGACTTATGACCCAGCATTCGATGCATAGCCCCCATGGTATCTCGAATGATGCCAGTGATGGCCTGTTCACATCTGGTTCATGGACATATGAAGCGCTATATAGACACCCCACTTATATAACTGGGCAACATGCCGTAACACAGAGCCTTGCTAGAATATTTACAACAGGCTCTGCGACTCAGGTAACAGGGTCAGGCGGCTTATTATTTAACTTAGTAGCTGTGTCTGGATCTATGCTCACGCTATTTGCATCTCCGGGCGTAGGCGGCACAGCTCCAACATTGACGCTGCCACTATCAGGTGCTGATGTCATGGATGGTCATCCATGGAGTATTTCATTCGGTAGAAATAGAGGCGACGAAATTGGAGCCTTTAATTCCTCTTCATATTTCTTACGAGCAGCAAGACAAGAGTTTGGATCTATAGTAGAAAGTTATACAACGCAAAGCCTTTTTCTTGCATCAGGCTCAACAGCAGGTATGTCTGATGCACAGTCTGTTATATCACCTACACTAAATGCTTCTGGTACATTTGTCGTGATTGGTTCGCAAAGCCTAACTGAGAACCAGTCTGGCATGTTCTTGAACAACTCCGCCGTAGGTCAAATGGCCAAAGCAACATCGTTCAGTGGAAAAGTTACGCAGATACGTTTCTGGAGTAAGGGGCTTACAAAGGGCGAAAGTATTGAGCATGCAAGAAACTATGATTCTCTTGGTGTAGAAACTCCCGGTTCAAATTTTAACTTTTCAACCGGCTTCTCAGGTTCATTCGAGAAGCTTCGTTTGGATATTACGACAGAGCAGCACTTATCAAAGAGCTCAGCAAGTGGTGATATAGAACTTTTTGACTATTCGCAGAATAATTTCCATGGCGCAGCTTCTGGATTTGAGCCATCTGTTAACGTTCTATCACCAGAGAGATATTTCTTTAGTCAGCTATCACCTAGGTTTGATGAAGCAGCATCGAACAATAAAGTAAGAATAAGAAGTTTCCAATCATTCGAAAATGCTTCATCATTTAAGACGCAGATAGCTCCAGTTTATGAGATCCCTTTAAGCGAAGCTCCTGTCGATGATGCCAGGTTCTCTATAGATTTTTCTATCATGGATGCTCTAAATGACGATATCATTAAGATATTTTCAACACTAGATAGCTTAGACAACACTTTAGGTAACCCTGAATTGTTATTTTCTCCAGATTATCCAGAGCTCGAAACGCTCAGAAATGTTTACTTTAATAGACTAACTGGACAAGTAAGAATGAGACAATTTTTTGAATTTTTTAAGTGGTTTGATTCAATGCTGGGTATATCATCATTTATAGAGCAGCTTGTCCCAAGGAAGACGCTATTTCTAGGGACAAATTTCATTATTGAAAGCCACATGCTTGAAAGGCCTAAGCTTGAATATCATTCGACCGATATTTATTTGGGCGAGGCTGATAGAGACAGCAAGAAGGGTATCATATTGGTACAGCAGCTAACAGGTCAATTGGGGAGACAATAAATGCAAGGCTCATTTGGATATTTTACGCCCTTTGTAGAAGCTAAAACAGTAAGAACAACACCTACTGTAATGACACAAACAGGCTCAAATTTGAGTGCTATAGAGCATGTGCTGCAAGGCATTTCTGTCGTTACGGAGAGACAAAAGTATTCTGGTATGTTACCAAAGTTGGGCACCGGTCGCCTCGACGGGCAGATCGAAATCACAACTTTTGGGCAATCAAAAGAGTTTAATGAGAATGAAAAGTTCGAAGAATTATTACGCTTTAACCCAGTAACGTATATAGAGAATCCAAATACTTTAATTTTTCCCGCAGTTCTTGGCAATGCATCACTTGAAGATCCAGAGAGGTTCGGTGGGTTTATAGAACCATTAACAATAGATTCTAGAGAGCTCTTAAAGTCATTACAAGCACTTGATGATGACCCTCATAGAATTAGAGGGCATATACAAGACGGAAATGAGGATTCATTTACTAAAACATCGAAGATTGTACAATTCATAGATAATTTTGATGATTCACTTCCAGATGACCTATATATCGATTCTACGTCACATATCGGCTCATTAGGTGGTGATATTCTTATTCCAGGCTATTTTCCAGAATCAGAGAAAAAAATTGCACCATTTGATGAAACGATTACACAGGGTAAAGTATTTATTCCAGGAAGCATCGCTGGTTCAAGTACGGGCGATATAGAGAGTGCAATAATAGCAATGACCAATTCAGCGACAGATGATATACCTGGTATCGATTATAAGTCTATGGGAGCAGGATTTACATATTCAAATAATCCTGCAGGCACAGATTCTATCGCTTATGGCGGTCTAAAGAGATGACTAACATCAACTTAGCATCTCGTATACAGATACGAGACGAGGATAACACGACTGGTAGTTATCCTACTATTTCTAGAACGAGTACAGATCGCCCCGGTACATTTGGCAGCAGGTTCGATGATACAAACTCTATTGTGTTTATTGAATCTACACAGATCACATTACCCGCTGGGTTACCTTTATCATCACCATTTATTACTGACCAGACATCCTCATTCACGTCAGTAACTGGGGCCGTACGGAAAGGTATCGCCGACGGCATCGCAATATTCTCTACTGGTCAGATACTGTCTGCCTTCGATGATAGCTTACATCCTGAGCAAAGTGTCTATGATAACTTTCATGAAACTGGTTCAACATTAGCAACCGTAGGGTTCGGGTTTACATCACCCTTACGAAGTAAGACTAAACTAACTGTAAACTTAAACCAGTCATTGACTACAACACTGCAATTATCATCATCGTTAAACAATGATAGGGTAGATGGCACCGGCAGTTATCCTATGGCATATTACAATTTTGATAAAGTGTCCTGGGAAAATGTTGGCCAAGGGACAGGATATAATACAAACTCGCCTACAGCGGATGGACAGCCTGATCACAACTTAGCAACTCAAATGTTAGGCTTTTCGCCATCATTTTTGGGTGATGGTAATATTATAGGCAATTCTTCGCAGTCGGCAATCCCATTTGATGCATTCGGATTTCCTACCCACCAAAAATTTCATGCAACTTCATCGCAAGTTTACCCAGTTTCTAACTTGATAGACAAACCCTTTCTAGTAGAAAAGGTTATATATGAATGTTCTGCATCATTTAGCGGAACTGGTGACTTTATTGAACAATCTGAGGGCCTCTATAACACATTTTTTGTCTTGAACCAGAGAGGTCCATTTTCTGCTTCAATAAGTAATGGCCCATATTTACTAACTGACACCAAGCAACTAACAACATCAATTCCCTCTGGTATCATTTTATCACAAAATGGTTCACCTACATACGTTGATACTCAGCGTGATATCGTTACATGGTTGCAAGTTGCATCATTTTCTTCGACCATTAACTCTTCTTCGTCTGACCACTCAAACTTTGCTCTTAGGGAAAAGAATATAATATCTACGACAGGAGCTAACTGGTCAGATAAACTGATATTGTCGGGCGTCGCAAAAACACCCGCGAAGGTAGGGTTGCATAGTAGCTTTAATGATAACGATGATGTCAATGAAGAACCTGTAACTTATCGTTTCGGTGGCCGAGGCAATTTAGGAAAGCCATCAGGAAGAGATCTTGTCTCTGGATTCGTTTCGAACATCGGGAATACACCAATTGCCTTAACGGATTTTAACAAAGCTACTGTAATTTCTGGTACAAGTCCGTACATCATTATGCCAGGTGATAAGCTTATTTTTGGGTGGCAAGTTGCTCAACCTGGTTCACCAGTAAGCGTCGCAAATGCATTTAATCCAACACTAACGTTACCACCGGCGTCTGGTAGGTTAACATTATATGGGTCATACATTTGTGATGCTCAAGAAATTCATGATTCACTCAACCAGCAATTAACGACAAATGCTGTACATGAAGACGTGAGAGGAACTGGGATTATTCATGATCAGTTCGACGTCGAGCAATTAACACAGTTTTCTGGTACAATAAATGCTAGATTTTTAACTGGTACTATCGGGTTAGCGGAGTCTAGGCGCGTCCAAGCATCAACAATCTCTTTTGACAGAAATGTAAGTCATCATAAACTTTTATCTGGCTCATTTATCCCAGGATTTATTCGGGGTACTCAACATACATCGGAGAATGAAAGGTTCTTTGATACATTATTACCAGATCCAGCTGAAATAACTGCGCTGAATGGTGTCTTAGTTGAGTGGCAATCAAACGGCGGAACGCTGGCTAACCAAAACATGATTAACTTAGGTCACGTTATGACTGGTGATAGCAACACAGACACTACGTGGCCCTTAGCTTTTCCGTTTGAGCCAAAATATTCATCGTTAAACAGAAATCTAACGTTACCGACAGTGGCAGATCAAACATTCATACCCGGTGTAACTAGGCGTTCTCCGATGTCCATTAAGAGATCTAATGATCTTTTATTCTCTACTCAAAGGTATTCACTATTAAATGCTAAAGATAGGGTAAGCTCAGCAGGAGATTTTACTCATCACAGTGCAGCTTCATCAAGAGATATGCTTTTGCATTATTATGGTACAGGCGACTTTTTCTCTGGTAGCGTAAAGCCTTTTGAGGTCAGGTCTGATAAATATATTTTTGGCTCCGTACATAGAGGCTTCAAGTATGGCATCTTGAACCCAATAAAGCAATTTACAAAGGCCATCTTCAAGAGAGATCACTATGGATATTTCAGAGATATGCTTGAGCAGCGCTTAGATGCAAAATTCTATGATATTATAGGGTTAACAAGCGATGGTATAAAGTCTGGGGGCCCAGCTCTACGCACAAGCCCCATTACTATACGCTTCGTTGCGTCAGGTTCGAATACAGCAGTTACACCTATTACAACAGATTCTTCAAACTTAAGTCACGAAGCAACATCTAGTTTACCCTATTTTGATGGGGTATCAAGGAACTAACATGTCAGGTATTTTAGACAGCAAAACAAGAATGCTTGATACCGTCGTTACAGACGAGGGCAAGAGACAAATAGCTGCCGGCGAATTAAGAATAAAATTCGTCTCGTTTACAGATTGTAACACATTTTATGAAAGTGACATAATCAGCGGGTCAACAGACGCATCTGATAGATTATTCCTTGAGGTTGGTTCGCTGCCCCAAGATAGAATAACATTTGAGTCAGATGATTCTGGAAAGCTTAAACCTTTAAGAGGTTCAAATATTGATGTTCTCGATGGCAAGATTTTATCAGGTTCATCTACATCATTTCTTGGAGTTGTTACTGGATCCGCATTTTCAAGCTTGGCAGAGGTACTTGCTGATACAACAGTCAACAATTTTCAAAAATTGCAACTAATTAGAACAGAAGATAATTTCTTTGATGCAGAAAACGAATTCGCTGTGAATACAAACGAAGTAGAATTTAGTATTTCTGATGCTGCACCTATTAACCCCGGACAAATGACGACAGCAAATATAGATGATGTTGAAACATTGTTTCAGGATAAGAGGCTGTCTCACCTTCCGAACTTCAAATATCTACCGCCAGTAAACACCGACGGCACATCACTTGGTGATTATCCTTTGCTTGGCCAGCAAAAGAGTGAGTTGTCATATACACAGCTCATGGGTGAATTGGCCAACAAAGAAAAGCGTGTTATAGAGTTTTCACAAAATACACTACAAGCGAACGTAATGTGTCAATTTTTTGAATTTAAGCAAGATCGACTTTTGAAGTTAGACGCTATTGATTTTGGCGAAATTTCAACTGGAGATCAAGATTTCCCAAATAAGAGAATATATTTCATAGGGAAGCTATTTATTGATAGCTTCGGCGCTCATACATTCGTGAATATATTTACACTTATTTTTGAGTAATACAGGTGATATATGAAAATCGCAAGCAAAAAAACATCCGAATTACTTAAGGTCGATAATAATTTCGCACAACTTTTAAAGATAGAGGGCGGAATATTTTATTACAAGTTTGAATATAGATCTTCAACGATCGATGCACTTAGAAAAGGCGCAAATATAGTTAGGTTGTCTGTTAGAAAAAGTTTACCCCTGCAAGAAGATAACATCTTCAAGAGTGCTGGTAAATCGAATTATGAACTTATTGAAGATATACTACATTATGAACCAAAGAAAAAGTCGGCAAAAAGAGATGATGAGTCAAGTATACTGGTAAGAAAAAACTCTGATATCACGTCGAAGCTAAACAATGATCTCATCTCTAGCATAAAATTAAGCTCTTTGCCAGCAAGCAGCATAATGCCTGCTCGTAAAGTTGTCGACTTAAAAACTGTCACGGAGATAAGGGCTTCAAACTTGAATGTACCAGTCATACAAAACTCAGTAGCCCGGTCACAAGAAACATCATCACGACAAGGTCATCAAGTAGCGGCAGTTGATATGATATTCAATGATGGTGTTGATCCATCTACAGTAGCTGCAAGGTATAGACCATCTGTAGGGACAGAAAAAGCATTTCGTGGCGTCGCTCCTATTGCACAAGAACAAGTTGAAACGCCCACGGTAAATGCGCAAGATTCACGCCGAAGATTTCTTATAGATACATTATTAAGTAATGTTAAGAAAACAATAACATTAGGTGATCTTGCAGCAAATACACCAGTTCCAGTAGTTTCTAATAAAAAACAAATTGACGTAAGAAATTCTGAGCTTGTTCTAGTGCCTGAGGTCGATGTCGGCTTAGAAGATTTCTATGTCATTTTTGAGCTTATAACTAGCACCGGTGAAGTACTAGAGTCACAAGCAAGAAGAGTAAACCACAGCTTTCTATCAAAAGTATTTAATACACCTAGACTACCTCCAAGCATTAATATATCACCAACTCAAATATCTGGTAGGAATGTTCTAGAAGTTCAGCAGAATGATCCCATCGCCATGAAGGTTGGCGTTTATAGACGTTCAATAAAAAAATCAGACCCAGATATGTTATCATCTGTCTATCAGTTCATCGCTGAACTCAAGTTAACGCAAGCGGAAGGCATAGTCAAGTTTACTGACGTTACGAATAATTCACACATCAACTTATACAGGTGCATCTCTATTGGTCCAGGAAATGCACAAGGTGCTGAGTTTGCAAATGCCGTTGCTATTGCACAAAAAGGTATAGGTGGCGATGCGTCGCACAGACAAGCCTTCGCATCACTCTCAGCAATAAATTCACCTTCAGGTGTTGAAGTATTGGTTGAAAATGTTTCGCCTGGGCCAATAGCCGTCGCCATTTTAAAGAGAGATAAAACAGTATTTCAAAAAGAATTTCAATTCATTAAGACAGACACTAGGGTCATCTTAATTAATGATGGGCTGCAAAACACGCTATTTATTGACTCAGATGTAAAAGATAGTCATGTATATGAGTATATATGTAGGCTTTATTACAATGATGGTTCCGTTTTAGACTCAAGCGCGAATGTTTTACATGAGTTCATAAAGCATTCAGTGGGTGTTGTTACAGCAAAAATTAGTAATTTACAAGTTATAAAGAATAGTTCGAGAACAGATGTTTCTTTTAATGTTGCGTCAAAAATAGAAGCCACCGATTTAGATGCAGTGAAAAAAACACTAGAAAAGCAAGGGCTTGCGAGCTTATTTAGCGAAGAGTTAAAGCTTGAGCGAAATAAGCTGCAGAGACTAATCGCACATAATATTGTTAGATTAAATTTGACTACTGGCGAAAAAGAAGATTTTGGTACTATTACAGACGAAATTTTTATCGACAGTGCTGCAAGCGTAAGTACCTCAATTAAACCTCTAAAAGTAGGTAACAATTATCGTTACATTATTACAACATTATTACGAGATGCAGAGACTACATTCGACGATTATGTTAAGTCAGCTGATGATGTTTCTACGGGGAAATCATATACATTTAAGCCCGCGAAGTTTTTGCACCCATTTACTTTAAAGACAGGTACGTTAATTGACAGACAGTCACATGCTTCAAACCATCCACAGGATGATTTTGCTATGGGTAGAATAGGCAACCCATTAGTCATTAATGTTCCTCTAAGCATATCATTGCCCTCTATCAAAAAAATCAGTGCTACAAGAGTTAGTACCGATACAGTTAATGTAAGATGGGTAATTGATGGTGATGTTACATTTGTTGAACACTACATTATAATAAAAGACAATCTTGGTATGAGTGCTATTTCTGGAAAAGTTCATCATGTAACATCGAACAACACGTTCGAGTTTTATGACACATTAGAGTCAGATGATATCGGCGAAATAAGTTATAGAGTTATACCTGTTTTAAATGATTATAAAAGAGGGTTGTCATCAAACAGCGCTACGGTAATAATTAAAGATGGAAGGATTTAATGACTATTGGCGCAAGAACTGGGAATACATCAACATCAGGGAATGCACGAACTGGAAATGTTGCTGCACAACCCAGAGAAGGTAGAACGACAAGCAACTTAACTGTAAATGGCCTAACAGACGCAGTTAAAAGTACTGTGGCAAGTGTATCAACATTTTCTCGGCCACCAGCAGAGTCAAACACCATACCAAATGAATCACTTGAAAGTGTAAAGTTATCATCTGATTCAAGCAATTATAACGCAGTAATGAATAAGGGCTTTAACAGCTTTAGACCCGAAATCCTTGCAGCATTTCAATTCGAGCCTGTTTACGAAGATGATAACAACATCCCTGGGCCCGTCGGAAAAATGCTCGATTTTCAAATAGCAGCAAGACGTTTACAGGCTGAGAATGTAATGAGGCTTGTCAACGAGTTAAAAACGAACCCAGAGACAAGCAGCATAATTTCTCGAATAGAAGAAGAGATTTCGCAGCATGAAGAGGCGGCAAATAAAGAAATCCAGTTCCTTGATAGTCTGGTTAGAGTGTTAAATGCTTCAAAAACTTCATTTAATGTTAAGTTGAATAGTAATAAAATTAAGGCTGAAATACAGGCGAGGCGAGACATACAGGGTAGAAATAAAGCCAGTATATCTAGGAACGTACGTCCCACAAAGACGCTTAGCGAACTAATGGTTGATGATTTAAAGTTTTCGTCTCAAGGGTTTGCGAAATTTACGAATACAAAGATTATAGGGCAGTTGATAGACGATTTGAGAGCGATATTAACATCATTCTCGCCTCAAATTTTTGATTTGCCTAACGCAGACAGGGAAAATGACCTAGATCCCACCAGGTTGTCAAGAATAGATGATCAAACGATCGGTTCTGCCATAGAGTTTGATATTGCAAACCTATCACTTAGTTCACAAGCGGATGTTCAATCTGGCGCTACAAGCAATGCACTGACATCATACATGTCTTCTTTATCACAAGTGACAAACCATGATGACAGACTAAAGATACTATTTAGTTTATTGTCAAAAGAATTGAGGGTTTCTACAGGGTTAAGTTTAAAAAATATAAAGACAATCGCAACGTCGGTTTTTTCTGAGACTAATATTGACGGAAGCATTTTCGAAAAAATGTTGGGTAACATCGGTAATGAAGTTTTGTCATCAATTCCGCCACCAGAAAACTCAATTAGTAGCTTGCTTCGTTTAGTGACGGCTGATGGCGTCGTATTACCCTTTGAACAATCTGCGATTTCAACAAACGCGTTTCAAGAATACATCCCTGGAGGCGATTTCTATGTTGACTCAATAGTCAGAGGGAATAACATTTTTGATTCTACGCAACTTAATGAGTATGCTACAGCATTAAATTCTGGTGTTACTGGCCTTGCAGCAATCGTCGAAGGTACACTTGATGTTAATGCTGTTAATAATGATAGACTGGGCTTGAATGTAGATGATCTAATGGACCGTGCTTTTCGATCAATACACGATTCTGCAAAATCTATATCTGACAAGGATTCAACAAGGGATACATTCATACCCGCGTTACTAATATCAGCAAGCTCAGATCAGACGATGCGGTATTATCTCTACTTATATATGTTGATATTCGGGTATGAAAAGTCTGATAAATTTGGTGTAGAAAATAAATTTTTCGAAACTATGCAGTCGGCTGGTTTGACACGCGCTGTAGTTGCAAGCGCAATAAAAGCTGCATTTTTAGAACCATTCGTTAACCCAGTACAAGGCTTAATCGACAGAGCCGGTAATACATCTGACATCATACTTATCTCTGAGATGATCATGGAAAGAGTGTATTTTAGATTTCGGAAAGACACAGTCGACCCATCAAAAAGCTCATACCTCGGAAACTTCGCGTTTAACCACTTAACTGGTTTAGGTGCCGGGACGTCACAAGACAACCTATTTCTGTCAATGTTTAGCATGTTAAACTCGCTTGATAATATTTGCAGATCGGCCATCACAGCAACACAAAGCACTGACAATAGCGATGCATATTTTTCTAATACACATAAAGGGTTGACTAAGTTTAACAATATTGGTGTCCATCAGATGGTGATGGTTGTTTTAGATATCTTTATTACTACATATACTAAGTTTGCACCAATCATGATAACTGGTGTTAAGTCTTTGAGATCTTTAGATACAAGTACATCATTTAGTGACGCACTTAAAGTCAGTAGCCCAGGAATAGAAATAGACATAGATGATGATGCATTTACAGTGATGGAACACTCACTCTTCCAATTTCTAGATTCAGGTTCACGTTTAAGTGCTGGAATAGATCTACGGCTTGATAGAGATATGAGATTTCGTATTGGCGCTCAGTTAGGAGATTTAAACAACATACGACAAAAAGCATCAAACGAAGACTTACTAGTAAGAGATATTGTTGACGCTTTATTATCAATCATGAATATGGTTGTTGCATCAGCTGCAGAAGCAAAGAGTTTTTTTGATCCAAAAGGTTCAAACGCTACTTTACTCGAGTCAATAGCATTATCAATTGACTCGAATGAAAAGCTTAGTGCGCTCGATGCAGCCCAAGTTTCACTAGCAAGAGTTGAGCTGGATGATCATATTATAGCACGCTCAACAGCAGCATCGGACCAAACGAACGCTGGGGCTCTATCTAGTGATGTTTCGCCCTTTATAGATGATACTGCGACATCACCAGATGTAAGGAATTCAGTTTTTTCTTTGGCGAAGCAACCAGAATTTTTAGGCTCAGCTGAAACAAGTATGAAGGTGCTAGCTGTTGGTATACCAGCTGGATTTAATGACGCTCTAAAAAGAAAACTTGATTTCTTTTTTGCTGATAGAAGTGCGACAAAAATAAAGGGCTCTTTAAGCGGCATCATCAAAATGAATGTATACATGCAAGACGCGATGTTCGATGATGTTATCTTTAAGCCGAAAGAGTATATTTTCGAGATGGGAAGGTTCGTAAGCGCTGATTCTTTTAAAAATAATGTCCAAGAAGTAATGGCTTTTAATAATATTACAACAAAAATAAAGCATAAAGTAGCATTATCTGGCTCACCTTTACTAGAATCTGGAGTTGGTATTGCTGCGTTAAATTCGCCAGAGTATGAATTTTTGTCTGATACACAGAAATTAGAGTTAATAACTAATCATACGAAGAGTTATATATTGCGAACGTATATTAAAATCTTGACCGGCGTCGACATGCGAGAAAACAACTTTTTCCTAAATGATGAAGTTGCTTCTATGCGTGTCGACAGTACTACACACGAGGAATTTAATAAGTTACTGGCCTTACACGTCTCCCAGTTCTTAAATAGAAAATTAACCTTTGATGAGATCAGGGCCAGTAGTGATACAATCGACAGGTTTTTAACGAAACTTGATAATGATGAATCACTTCCTGGTATCATCGAGAAGATTGCAAATTCATTTCCGGCAGAACCTCATTCCGCTAATATAGAGATATCACAAGATCTTGTAACATTTTTAAATGTTTTTTCTTCTAAATCAGTATTATTCGGTGCCGGAGCTAGGCGGCAAAAGGTTTTATCACCAAAACTGTTTGAAAGAATCTTTATGCTAGCTCTCGATGCTAACGATTTCGAAATAGACATTGAGAAAACGAGAAGCACAACTTCTGGCAGAACATTTTTAGATTCGAATACTATAGTCAGTGGGTTAACTAAAGTATCCACGACCACTGGGCAAACGACCATTGATACATTTAAAGTAAACTATGATGTATTACGTCCAAAGGGAGCTGTGGGCATCCAGCAGTTTTTTGTTTCAATAGAGCATATGCCTGCTGCTGATCAGGTTGCATCACCAGTTCCGGCTCAAGCTACAGAGATTTCATTTGGAAATTCGGGGCCAAGAGAAACGCCTACTACAAGAACTGTTAGCCACGGCGCCGCGAAGGGTTTAGCTTCCAGCACTCGCACCGCCATGGCTACAAAATCAGAGATTACACGCTTAACAAAACCTGATGCAGGTTTGGTAGAGGTATTATGACGGTTTCATTTCCATCATCAAGAGTAACATTAGCAGACGTGCCTGAAGTTACTGCATTCAGGGCAAAATTTCAGTATAATTTCTTTACTAGGGATGAGATGACTAATGATGGGGGTACTGTCCCTGCAAGACTGCTGGAAGTTCCTGGTCAAGTACTGAATGACAAGAGAATAGATTTGATCGCAAAATCGAATCCAAGGTTCGTGAGGTTTAGTTTTTGCCCAGTCCAGCCATTCGCTACTCGCCAAAATGAATTCGTTACTACACAAGAGCACGCGGGTGCTGGGTTTGCAACAGACATAGAAGATAATATCCAATCAATTCAAACTGAGGAATCATTCTCGAATAACTCATTTCTAGGGATGTCATTTCAAGATGATAACTCTGATAGAAAGTTTAAAACGATTGTATCTGGCTCAATAGCAAAAAGAGTAACATCTCATAATAGACTTAAGCTTGCACAAATAGAAGACCAAACAACAACAATAATAGATGGTTTAACTGATGAGCACTCATTGTTAGATGCAGCTAAAGCATTAGCAGAGCAGACGTCAGGCCAAGTATCAGATAATTTGGTTTCTGCAGCATTGGACAAAATACAAATCTTAAAGTTGTCTTTTATCGATGACGAGAAAACAACGGAGCTGATAAATGATACTTTCGAAGCAGTTAAAGATGTAACGATCAAAGCACAGTTCAACAATAAAATAGTCGGTACTGTCGTTAGTTCTGTAGTAAATGACAATATGAGCAACTTCAGCGATGAGTTTTCGCAGATTCTTTCTGATGCCGTATCTAGACAACAACATGCACTATCAGTGGCAACACCAAATGTGATAAACAAAGACGAATTTGATTCATTATTCGAAGCAATAAGAGTTCAACCAGTTGATGCAACTGACATCATTACAGGCAGCAGAATTCTAGGGTATGTCATAGAAAAGTATGAACTGCAAAATGGGTTGACGCCAGTTAAAAGAGAATCGATTATACTTAACGGGCATACATCAACCGTCGCTGTAGATTCTAAAGTTGCATACGGGAAAGTCTATGTCTATACTATAAGAACCATTGCAGAAGTCACAGTCAGGGCGACAAATGATGATTCTACTGAGGTCGTTAACGCAGTTGGGCTAATTGCATCAAGAAGAAGTAAACGAATTACGGTTTCTTGTGTTGAAAACGTTCCTCCGCCACCACCTGTCGATTTTTGTATTACATGGGACTACAAACAGAGAGCGCCTACACTAATGTGGTCATTTCCAACTAACACACAGAGAGATATAAAAAAGTTCCAAGTATTTAAAAGAAATACGATAGCATCTGCATTCCAGCTTATACATGAGCTTGATTTTAACGATGCAGCTATCAAGTTTGGAAATTTAGAGACGCCGGCTGCTAGCAGTGTTGAAGTATTAAAGTCACCTTCAACATTATATACAGATCTTGGGTTTGGAAAAGATTCATCCGCTATCTACGCATTGTGTTCCGTTGATGCTCATGGTTTAACATCAAATTACTCAATGCAGTTTGATGTTAAATTTGATAGATTCGCAAATAAATTGACGAAAGAACTTGTGTCATCATCTGGGGCCCCGAAAGCATATCCGAATATGATGCTATCAACTGACTTATTCATGGACACAATAAAGAGCTCTGGACACTCCAGGGTTACTGTCGTTTTTGACCCTGAATTTCTTGAGGTAAACGACAAGAACGGGAATGGGTTAGATTTAATCGCTACAGGTCCTGCTGACGAAAAGTACAAACTACAGATTATAAATACTGACGTGCAGAAGCAAGCAAGTGTAGATATAACTGTGAAAGACCGACGAAACACAACTCCCTCAGATATAAACGCAAATTCTGGGCAAGGAACTCGTAGGACGATATAATTATTTATCAATCTAATAGATTTTATGTAAAGTACATATATTAAAGAAGATTTTTAAAATGGAGACGATAACAACATGGGTTTTTTAAATCATGCGACAAATAACATACTGTTAGATGCAGTTTTAACAGATACAGGCCGGCAATTTTTGTCACGTAACGACGGGTCATTTTCTGTTGTGAAGTTTGCTTTCGGCGACGACGAAATTGATTATGGGATAATCAAAGAGTTCGGTAGAACCGTAGGGAAAGAAAAGATCGAAAAAAATACACCGATCTTTGAAGCTATTACGAATAGTAATCTAGCACAAAAACATAGACTTGTAAGTGTTTCGAATCCAAACTTAATTAGATTTCCCTCGATGTCGCTTGTTGGTGGCGCTTCTTTAATAGATATGGGTCGCTCATCAACGCGGCAGACTAGACAGGTCGTAGAACAAACTATTTTAAATGAAAGTTCAATTGACGTTGAACTGAGAGATCAAGCATTCGAGATTGAGGTAAGTAATTTATTCTTACAAGTTGCAGGAAATACACCTGATGACATTAACTCAAACCAACGTGCTAAATACTTATTACCACGTGATGCTGCACAGACAGCACTCGGCGGTTCTAGATTAACATTCACACTTGAACTTAAAGCAATTACTGATGCACAATTTGATGTTTTCGGTACACTACAAGATAAAAGTCAAATTAGGACGTTCGTGAAAATTTCTGGTTTGCACAGCGGGACTGTTAAAGAGTTCGAAGTTCGAATCTCAAAAACAGGATGATAAAAAATGTCAGTATTTAAAGAATTAAAGCAGTCAGACGTTAAAACAGTTAAGAATTTTCTTAACCAGTTAGTTGATATTACGCAAGAAGATATATCAGGTTCTACAACACGTCAAAGACATCAAGTTTTTGTCACGGGAGGTGTGGGGCCCGGGGTCACATCATCACTCTTTCAGACTGTCTATGATCAAGACTTTACACTTCAAACAGCAAACCCGATTTTTGACATGACGGTTGGCTTGTTTTACTCTGGTTCTACAGTTCAAGATGCTAAAACTGGCGAAGATTCAGCTGGTAAGCTGCTGTTCCCATCTACATCTTTAATGATGAGAGAAAAAGTTAGTGTTTATAAACAATTTGCGCAGAACCTTTTAGGAGAATCTACAGCACAATTCGTTGCGCCACTAAATTCTATGTCAACGTCTGATCAACTAGATGACGCTCTCTTTATATGCTACAAACGCTTATTTCATCGCGATCAGATAAAGAGAGAAACCTTCGCAATGAAGTTCTTTCAATCTGCTGCTTATGCTCCTCTTGGTGCATCACAACCGACGACACCTAATTTAGCGACGACGTCAGAATCAGGCTCAGTTATTTTCACAGATACAGGTGCGGCAATAACGAAAGAAGTAACTTTCGGCGGTCAGGTATCAAACATCGTAGATTCATCTGATACCTCAAGAACAGTTGGGTTGATGTTTAATGACCAAGGTGTGGTTGTACTTGACCTCGCAAAAATTATATCATCATCACAATTAGTAACAGGTGCTATTTCTGCGTTGAATGGTGCAGGTGCTGTGCCTCAAGCTGGACAGACTGTTATTGGTGGGCCCAAGGGCGGCAATCCTCGGGCAAAATTTATTCCGGACTTTCTAACATCAGGTTCTGTTGATAACATCATCGATCACTTTTGCTCTACACGATTTAGTTCTGGCTCTGAAACTGCTATGGCATTCCAGAATTTGACAAACATTAATTCGACGTTGTACTTTGCTAGAGCATCGGCAGATGAGTTTAATTATTCATCGAATACATCATTCGTTGATTCTGATAACAAGATTACAGTTATTGATGTTGGGCAAGAAGAAACGCAACGTTCATTTACATTTATAACATCTGTTGGGCTTTATGATGCAAATAGCAATATGCTTGCTGTAGCAAAGCTGTCACGCCCAGTTGAAAAAAACGACGAGAAGGATCTTTCTCTTCGCATCAGATTGGATTTTTAAGGAAAAAGTATGACACTTAATTGGCACTCAGCGGGTCTGTTTAATGTTGGTTCTCACCAGGTTACTGGAGTTCCATACATGACAGGCTCGACACTACTAGCAGCAAGTTTTGGCAACAACAACGCCCAACAAAGATTAGATTTTCCCTATGTAACGAAAGAGATCAGGGTAACTAACAAATCTGATCAAGCAATCAGAGTTCATTTTAATGATCTGACGTCAGGACGAGTTGAGGCGGGATTGCACTACGCGACAATACCCTCAGCAAGTAATTCTTCGACGTTTAAGGTTATGGCAAAACAGATGTGGGTATCACTTGCCGATGGCTCGGCAAATGCAGTATTTGAAGTTGCTGCTGAACTTACAGTAATCCCTAGTAAACATATGGCTGCGTTGACTGGCTCAGGTTTAACTGATTAATACAACACTGGAGTAAAAAATGGCTATTCAATACGTCGGAAAGGACGATGTTGAACAATTTACGTTGCAAACGAACCCTCGTAGAACGTTTATATCATCGTCGACTGATGGTGTAACTGGATCAGTTTCACTTTTTGCTCGAAGTTCAAAAATAGAAAAAGAGTTAAACACACTTTCAACATTTTCTGGAAGTGTGTTTAATGACAATAATATAGAACAAATTCTTGCCACAGCGGTAAATAAAGGTACATCTGACATCTCAAGTGAAATGGCAGCATACCTTAGTTCTGTAAACGCAAGTGTACGCTCTATAGCGAAGCAGACGACCCGCCAGATTACTAGATTTGAACCTTCTACGAAGTTCACTTCTGATACTGGTAAGAAAAATATAGTAAAGAATTTACTGTTTCCATATTATAGGGATATCCAGCCTTCATCACATTGGGCATACACAAATTATCATACACTAAATTTCTTTACTGCATCATCTGTCCCGACTGACTCTGTGTTATTATACCCAAACTCTTCGTCTGCTAGCTCTAACAGCGCTGCATCAGGTTCTTATATGTTGGATGGTGCATTCACATTCGAGTTCTATATAAATCCAAGATATACGACGGACAAGCAGTTTGATGAATACCCAGCAGGCACATTATTTCACCTGTCTTCTAGTTATGCAGTATCAATAGTATCAGGCTCTGGACGCGACTCAACAAACCGTGTATCAAGCTATAGAATACTGCTACAAGTATCAGGTGGCGCAGATACATCTCCCTCATCAATAGATCTCTCAGCACTTCCTGATCAGACATATTTATCTGATGAGCATTCGCTTAAAAGAAATCATTGGCATCATGTTGGTATTAGATGGGCAGAAAATACAAATAGCAGAACAGGTTCATTTGTTATAGATGGCTTAGAGAAAGGTACATTTGTATTTCCTTCTGCTACTATTGCTCCAGCACCATTTTCTGCTGGTAATCCAGACGTTTTGTGCGTTGGCAATTTTTATGAAGGAAACAACTCTGGAAACAGCAATCAAGCATTATTCTTTAATCAAAATATACGAAAGCGCGAAGGGCTGGTCCAGCTAATCGATAACGGAAACGCGGCAACTGATGGTCCACAGGCATATACATTTTCGCACCCACTAAACGCCGAAGTTCATGAGCTAAAGATACATAACACATACAGAACTAGCGAACAACTGCAATATTCTGCCCATACTGGTTCAACTGAAACTGGGAGTATCATTTTTTATGTTCCCCCATTTTTTACAAAAGGCTCACCAACGAGAAGCCCACAAGGGACAAGCGTAGCTGGTGCGGTAAGGGGAGGTATACTACAAACTCCCTTTATAGCGATTTCTGGTACGACGGATACACCCTTTAATACTGCGTACTCTTTTGGGCTTGCAGGTCATCTGCTAAATCTAGAAAATTTTACAAAAGACTTAATCACAAGCAACTTTCCACGCCTTCTTAACCTCTCTGGTACACAGATAACTGGTCCCACACAGGCATTAAGCGCAAACCAGTTTACATACGCTACAGGCTCGTTGAGGAAAAGAAATGTCACTGTGCTACCTAACGACAATGGCTTATTCATTCCTGATTTTAGCTTGCTTGCATCAGGAGCAAGTGATGTATGCCCACAATCAGGTTGCGCTCATGATAAATATGTAAATGATCTTGGGAACTTGGATTATAGTTTAATAACACTAAATAATATGATCCCAACATCAACGTTATTCGATGGTTTAATTTTTGACTCAGGTTCATTTTTTGAAACGATGGCCGGCGCGAACCCAGAGGCTGTAGGCATTGCACCTGGAGCTGTTCATACTGTATACCAAAGAACACGAGATAATTCATCGAATGAAGTTGTATTCTTTGACATCAGTAATATCTTATATGGCAATAAGATTGACCCTGGAACATTCATAGCGACTGATTCAAATATAACTGGCACAAATGGGAAAGTTTCTATAACGATACGCGATAATTCTAATGGCGGGTTGTATAGGGCAGATTCAAAGACAAAACATGCAACATGGAATAACATCGGAAATATTTTCTACAATGAGGGCTTAGCTGTTGTCAAGACGCCGAATATTCCATTTTTTGGGAAAGATAAATACGAAATCAGTTTAGCTGGTGAGCAAAACATTCACATGATGAGAATTCACGTTCCAGCAAGGGCAGGCGAATTTAATTCATCATCAAATCCATCATATATACCAGTTTCAGCATCTAATTTAGCTCATGAAACTGATGCAAAATTTGTATACATCACTGGTCTTAATTTTCATGATGATAACTTAAATGTCATCATGAAGACGCGCTTCGCTCAGCCTATAATAAAACGAGATAGTGATAAATTGTTATTTAGAACGAAGGTCGATTTTTAGTTGTAATAAGTTATAGCCCGCGTTATAATAATATGGTTTATTATTGTGAGATTAAATCGCATAAAAATGTGGTTAGCGATAGCACTGATAAGTATCGCAGGAACTGGGCCATTGGAGCAGCATCTGTCACTGAGTGCTTTTCCTTAACGGGAAATGTAGAGGCTTTATTGTATTTCATGGATGGTGTATTACATCGTATGCATGGGCCATCATATATCAAGTACCACGATGATGGATCTTTACAATTTCTAATATATAGAAGAAGCGGCAATCTCCATAGAGAAGATGGTCCTGCTGAAGTTGTCTTGAGCAAGGATTGCTACATCATGGATGCTTATTATTATTTACATGACATAGAATATTCTTGTACTGAATATCGCTTATATCTTTTATTAAAGAATGACTTTGAAGCTCTAAAAAATACTTACACCAAAAAATATCATGCACCAGAATTGTTGCAATAAGTTATAACTCGTGATACAATGATGATATGTCATATCAACGTGAGGAAGAAATTGTGAGCATAAGAGATCACCTCCTCAGCAGGGGGGGTTGACACAACATCTATTAATGTGTATTTGAATGAGATAGAGGGTATAGCGACGTTTCCGATCTGGAACATGTCAGGACAACTTGCAGGTTACCAACAATATAATCCAGCACGAGCAA